TTGGTAACTTTTACCTTCCGGTAATAGAAATTGCTGTTCGATGCCAGACCATTGGTCACGAACGGGTTGGACACCAGACCGTAGCGGGTCTTGAAGCCGATTGCTGGCTGGAAGGTGTCTTGGTTGGTGGCACGAACCATTTGCAGCGGAACGTAAGGACAATAAAAGAAACCAGCGTCATATTGGTTGGCACCACGGTAACCGACCACGTAGAACTCACCGGTAGCGTAGGGGTCCACGTAAACACGGAACTTGCCCTTGAACGTACCAGCGAAGGTGGTACCGGTCACGTCAACGTCAAGGTTGGAACCTTGGTTCAGTGCCGGGGCGTAGTCCAGAACACCAGCCATTGCCATGGCAGATGCCACGTCAGCGGAACAGATGATGATGTTACCCTTACCACGTCTGGTCTGGTAAGCGATTGCGTTGGCGTCACGCTCGATCTGGAAGATCAGGCCCTTGAACTTTTCAACGGACCAGCGGCCGTCCGCATCCACGTCAAGGTCGAAAGTACCCGGAGTGGTTGTGGTCTGCGCACCGAACACAGCGATGTGATAGATGGTACGAACCACTTCACGGTTGATCTCTGCGATGATCTCGGTGGACAGGATGTTGGCCAGTTCGTTTTCGGCATCCAGACCGTGGATTGCACGAAGGTCCTGTGCCAGTTCGATGGAGTAGTCAGCACGTAGCTGGCGAGACTTCGCTTCGACAGAAGTCTTCTCGATGGTCATACCCATCTCGTTCCAGAAGTCCGATCCTTCAGCCTGTGCGGTGTCAATCGGCACACCGGTAGCGTAGCCCGGGTTGAACGGGTCGGTCTGGTCGTGGGTACCGGTACCGGAGTACGAAGTGTCAGCTTCGTTGTGAAGGGCTTCGGTAGCGTTGCGCAGATCAGCGTTGTCAGCGTAACGGGAACGCAGTGCGAAGATCAGGCCGGTAGGACCAGACATCGGTTGCACACCGGTTACATCGTAAGCGATCAGCTTCGGTGCCATTCTGCGAACCAGTGAAATCAGAACCGGGTCCCAGTAGTCGTTGTTACCGGCCACGTTGGTCGGCTCACCGGCTTCGGAAAGGAACTGTTCTTGGTTTTCCAGCAGACGTGCGGTGACTTTGGTCTTGTAGCTGTCAGCAATGCCCGGAACGTCTTTCGACTCAAGGACCGGCTGCCACTTTTCAACAAGAACGTCAAGTGTTTCTTTGGACATATGTGTTCTCCTTTTGAGATTCGTTTTACTTATTTAGTAAACTTGTTGTTTATTCCCAGAGATTAGCTTCTCAGGGCTTTCAGATAGCGGGACATCTTGTCGTTGCCCTTGTTATCACCCTGTGCTTCTTCGTTCAGGTCCTTCTTGGTTTCCTTGGTTTCCTTGGAATCTTTGAAGAACGATTCACGAATGGTTGTTACCTTCTTGGTGAAGGTTTCGGTGTCAACGTATTCAACACCTTCAACCAGCGATGCCAACTTCTCTTTCTGGGTGTCGGTCAGACCTTCGGATTGCTCACGCATGACGTTCGCACGTTCGTTGTCCTGAACCTGTGCCTTCAAAGTGGCAATGGTATCGATGGACTCATGAAGTTTACCTTCAAGGTCCTCGGCCTTGGCTTCCGCTTTGGCCAACAGGTCTTCTTTACCTTCCGGGACTTCCACGTAGTGGGTCTCGAACAGGTCTTTCAAACCTTGAATGAAGCCTTCAGTGATCTCGGTTTTGATACCGCTTTCAACTGCCAGCTTGTTCTCTTCCATCCACTCGGTGACCACGTAGTCCAGATACTTGTTGATGGTATCTTCGACTTCGGAAGCGTTGGCTTCGACAGCTTCGGCCAGCTTGGTTTCGTAGTCTTCCTTCAGGGATGCTTCGGCTTCTTGGACACGGGAAGAAACCACAGCCTCAAGAATGGTGGAGACCTTCTCTTCGAATTCCGGAGTAACTTCCGCACCTTCGAACAGGCCCTTCACTTCTTCAGCAAGGTTCACTTCCTGAGTATCCTGTTTGTCATTCTTTTTCGACATATGGATTCTCCTTAGAGTTATCGTTTTACACTGTATATTTATAGATCAGAACTTTCGTAGAAGCGTTTCGAAGATAGCGATCACTTCTTTTTCAGTTCTTCCCTTTCTTGCCGCTTCGTTCACCCGCTTTTGGAAGTCTTCAACATCACGTTCAACCAGTAGACCACCTTCGTAAATCCACTCACGGTTTTCCATGATGCCGTTGACGAACGCACTCGGTGCGGACGGATCAGCAACGATGTCCACAGCAGCAAGGTAGAAATCGTTTTGTACAACGGCTGCACCACCGGATTCCTTGATAGAACCAAGGCCACGGCTTGATACACCCAATTGGATGCCTTCTTTCACCAGCGACTTTGCGATGTTGCCGTATGGGGTATCCAACAGCTTCGCACGGCCGGTTACATCAGTCTGAGATTCGTATTGAAGACGGACGATGTTGTGAGAGACACGTTCCAAGTTGACGGTCGGGTTTTCCGGGTGACCAAGCTCACCCATAGCACGGCCACGGGTAACGAAGTTTTCGTTGTACTTGTTGATCTGACCTTCCATGACTTCACGTGGGTACATGCGGCCATTGCGGTTCTTGATCCCGGATTGCATGAAGATACCTTCGATGAAGTAGTTCTTTACCCCATCGTTCTCTTCGATGATCAGCTTGGATTCTTCCAGTACGTCAGTAATCAGCTTCATTCGTCTGACTCCTTTTCTTCTTCGTCTTCCTTGTCTTTGGAATCCACATCGTCCTTCTTCACACCTTCAGCTTCGCAACGTACTTTTTCAACAAGTGATTTTGCTTCGGTGATGGTGGATTCCATTTTGGTGATTGCGTTCTCGACAAGCGACATGTCTCTTCGGCCCAAAGCCACAAGCATGCCGTGAAGGTCCTTTCTGAAGGTTTCTTCCAGCCCACGCATGGTTCGAACATTCTCACGAAGTGAGTGTGCCGGAACCATACCGTGTTGACCGGATAGGGCCTTCAGATACTTTTCCATTTGGGTGCCCATTCTTGTTTTACTCCTTCCAAGGCATCTTCACGGTTTGTGCGGCCGTTTTGGCATCGACACCCATGAAGAAGTTGTGTGTTGCGACATTCCAGTCGATTTTTCCGGCCATGCCCTTGGCGTCTTTGCGGTTGTTGACTTCTTGTTCGTATGTCTTCATCCACTGTGCTTTGGCATCTCCACGGGACTTCGCACCGTACTTACCCACCGGGTAGCGGGCTTCGTCCAGTTCTTCCACAGATTCGGCCAGACCACGGGATTTGGCGAACTTCTTGGAACCCTCAAGAGATGGGTGGGTACCATGAGACAGAACCACGTTGAATCCCTTGTCAACGGTGTACATCTCGTACTTGTCTTGGGAACCGGCACCTTTCGGGTTCTCCACATACACAACCACGAAGGTGGACTTGCCGTCTTTGGACGGAACCTTGTACACGACTTCGGTTTTCTTGGTGTCAATCTTGGCACCATTCTTGTATGTGCGACCTTCAGACAGTTGTTCACCGGCCGGTTCGTGGCTTTGCTTCAGACTGTGAGTCTTCGGCATCTGTGCCTGAACATCGAAGCCGGTGTTCAGACCCATTGACTTACGCTTCTTCAACGCACGCTTGCGCAGACGTTGGACTCTGCGCTGGAATCCAGAACCCTTTTGCTTCTTGGTACGAACGGACTTCTTGATGGCACGTCTTTTCTTGGTCATCTCAGAACCGGTGATCTTGATACACTTGCCGTTGGCGTACTTGTATCCCTTTTTGCACTTGATCTTGATGCGTCTCTGACCACGTGCGTTGACCTTGATGATACGTCTGCGCTCGGCCAAGGTACCTTCAACCAGTGTCCAGCCGTCTTTCTTGTACTTGTCAACAGCGGTAGCCACGATGGTGATGGTCTTGGAACCCTTCTTGACTTTGACGGTCTTCTCAGACCCTTTGTCAACAGCACCTTCGGAGAGATATGAATTGTCATCCATCTCAACCCATTCGTACTCGGCATCTGTGCCAGCGGTGTCGGAACCACCATCACCCTGATCTTCTTCGGCAGCGGTTTTGGAGTTCTTCTCTTTCTTTTCCTTCTTGGACTCTTCAACCATGTCCATCTCTGTGTTGTAGAGATAAACAACCAGTTCGTATTCGTGGAACTGATCTGTCAAGTCTTCGAATCCGATTTCATCATCGATGTAGGAATTGTCCGGATGTCCGTCTTCCCCATCGAATGCGATACCGGTGTTGTCTGTACCGGCCGGGTTCTCAAGTGACTTGCCAGCGGTTGCCGGATCGGTTTCGTAGACGAATACATCGTAGTCAACCCACGCTGGCAGACGTGCGATAATATCCCACACCTGTTGCTTCTTGCGAAGGGTTGTCGAAAGATGATCTTCTTCGACCTCGATTTCACCGGCACCAAAGGACTTCAGCAAGCCGATAAGTTCAGCTTCCAGTCCTTCAGCGATGAATTTTTTGAAGGATTTCATTTTTTTCTCTTCCTTTGATTACTCGGTTTCTGTGCTGAAGTAGCTTGCGGCTACGTCCGCACGTCTGGTGTCGATTGCGTCCTTCACACGGTCGAATAGACCTTGACGGATGACTTCGGCAAACTGTTCCGGCTTGTGGGCCATTGCCAGAGAGACAGCGGAGACATCTTCTTTCATGTCTTCTTTGTCGTCATCATCATCGTCCGAATCATCTTCGTCATCATCGTCCGAATCATCTTCGTCATCATCGTCCGAATCTTCGTCCTTGTCCTTCTTCTTGAAGGGGTTGTCTTTCTCTTCCTTCACCAGCTTCCAACCACGTTCTTTGTAGTCTTCCACAGCATCGGGATCGACCATGACGGTTTTACCATCACGTTCCATTTTGACTTCGGTTTCCTTGGCGTCTTCAGCCGGGGTATCGTCTTTGCGGTCTTTTGCCATTGTAGGTCTCCTAAATTATCTGTTTGCTTGGGCAGCTTGTTGACGTTGGGCAGCTTTATCAGCTTCCTTTTCAGCTTCGTCAGCATCCTTCTTGGCTGCCTTCTCAGCTTCTTTTTCGGCCTTTACATTCTCGGGATCATCGTTGTCCCCACCACCCGGTGATTCAAACTCTTGTTCTTCTTCACCCGGGCCACCGAACCCATTGTCCTCATTGCCGAATTCATCTACTTCCTTATATTTAGGATCGTCTTTTTCTTCTTCCATTTTCTTGTCTTCTTCTTCCATCTCTTCTTCAGACTGGCGAAGAATGTTGCGTCTTACCCAATCATGTGAGTAGTATTTACCAACGGCACCTGAGTTGGTGATATTGGACAACGCTTCGATCCTATCATTGAGAATTTCCAGTTCTTTCAGTTCTTGGAAATAGTTATCCTCAAGGAAGTCGTAGGTGATAAGTTCCTCAATTTCTTGCCATTCTTCGGAAGTGATAATCTTCTTGAGAATCAGTTGCGTTCTCAACAGATCGTCAAACAGGGTAGCGAACTTCTTGCGCAGACGGGCAATGAACTTGGAGAATTTGATTTCGTCTCGGGTGATCTCAGTGGTTCGACCGATGTTGAATGCGGTGGAATCCTGTTGGAAACGGGACAGTGGAACGTTCAGGGAACGATACAGCTTGTCCTTGACGTATTGAACGTCTTCCAGTTCACCCAAGTTTTGACCACCGGGAAGGGTTGTTACCTCGGTACCACGGCCACCTTCACGTCTCGGTAGCCAGTAGTCTTCCATCATGGTCTGGAATTTCTTGCGGGAGTTGATGGTACCTTTGTTGACATCATAAACGATCTTGTTCTTGAATCGATTCATGGTGTCACGAAGATACTGTTCCGCTTTACCCTTCGGAAGGTTACCCACGTCAACGTAGAAGATTCTACGCTCGGGCGCACGGGTCACACGATAGATGACCAGCGAGTCTTCCATCAGCTTCAGGTTGTTGAAGGGCTTGATAGCCTTGTACAGGTACGATAGGACCAGTTTGGCATCAGCGGATAGGATGCCAGACGGAATGTACGTCACGGCATCTACAGGGATTTTCAGGCCATGTACGTTGTTGTGTGTGAAGCCTTGGCTTGCATCTTGCTTCATTTCGATGAAGGGACGCTTGGAGTAGATGAAGTATTCTTGAACGTCAGCGATGTCATACACATCGGCTTGACCTTCTTGCTTCTTCTTGAACTCACGAATCAGCTTGATGTTGATCGGATCGATGGGAACGATCTCGACAATGCCTTTCTTGGCACTTGATTCGTCAATGACTTTGTGGTAGTACAGACGGCCATCGATGTACCACTTGCGGAACACCCCGTAGCCTTCGGTTTTGAACTTCAGTAGCTTTAGGATGTACTCGAATTCATCTCTGATCTTGTCCTTGATTGCGTCTGACATGTCTTCCACGTCATCAAGAACAACAGAGACAGACGACTTCATGTCGTCTTGGATGATGGCTTCGTTGCAGATTTCTTGGACGGCCTCGTCAATTTCTTGTTGCAGGGCCAGTTGTCTGTAGGTAACGAGTAGTTCGAACTCGTCAGTGGGCATTGCATCCAGATCGAACGCATATGCCATCTGTGAGGCAAAATTTACGCCAGCCTCGGTGGTCTCAATTTCGACCGCACCGTCATTCTTCGATGGCTGTGTGAATGTCAGCCCCGACTTCAGATTTTTCTTCTTTTTGGAGAGTGGGGAATCCCCAAAACCAGCCTGAAATAGATCCATGATTTATGACACCCTTCTGTAGTCGGTGAACTTCTCATTTGCCAAGCGATTGCGGATGGTTGTATAGGGGATTCCCAGACCATCGGCCGCTTTGGTGATTGAGTCAAATTTGATACCAGCGACAATCACCGGCTTCTCAATTGCACGTCTGTGAGAAGATGGGATTGGTTTTCCATATCTTGGGTGGTTGGTCCCAGACATCTTTTCACGGATTTTGATTATCGTTTTCTTGGTGTGCCGTTTTCCGAAGAACGGGTTCTTTTCACCCATGTTCAATTCGGACAACATACGCTTTGATTCTTCTGGAAAGACCATACCCGTGCACCCTTCTCCACCGGCCGTCAGATTGTATCCGTTGGGTACCATTGTGCTGTGTTCGGAGATTAGGTCAATTTCGAGACGATTCAGTTCGTCTTCAGATGATGCAGTACCGATGATTTCCCAGACGAACGAATCTACACCATGCTTTCTCAGAGAGTTGCAGAATGCATAGTTCTTACCGGAAGTAAGCGAGTGAATATGGTCTGACTTTCGTTCTTCGAGAGTTCTTACAGTCTTTCCAATGTAACTTTTTCCGGTTGCCTTGTTCGTTGCCTTGTAGACGATCATCAATTTACCTTCAGGCTATAAGAATGTGGGGACCAGAAGCCCCCACACCCTTATTTAGGCCGGTTAAATGAAGGTACCAGCGGCACCCGGTAGAGAACCGGTCAGACCACCAGAGTCACCGTCAGTGGAGTTTGAAGTCCAGTAGTTGACAGCGAATGTCACGGTGAACTCTTCAACCGCATCGTTGTTGTCGTATCCCAGTGTCACTTCACCAACCTCGGTCGGGAAGCACGAACGCATGTCGTAACTGTAGATGGTGTCACCTTGACGATCCAGTTGTTCCACTTTCAGGTCAGCGTAATACTGGTTCGGGTTGGCCACACCGGTATTGGATACGTGGGTGTTGATCATGTTCATCCAACGTTCGAACGCAGCACGTGCGGAGAAGTCGGTGTCGTTGATCATGGTAACGGTCCAAGGCTCGAATTCTTTGTCACCAGCAACTTTGATCTGACGGCCCATGAAGGGTACCAGAACTTGGCCGATGGTGGACTGAGGCAAGGCAGCGGCCTTACACAGATATGAGTTCTTGATAGCGTCACCGGAAGCGGCTACGCCAGCCGGGAAGTTAAGGGTCACCATGTACAGGTTCGGGCGTGCGCCACCACCTGTGAACTTGGCAACGAAGTCGTTGATTCCGATGTTGTAGGGCATTGATTTACTCCTTCAGTTTCTTGTATTTAGCGAGTCAGGGGGTCCGAAGACCCCCATGTCGGCTGTTACTGTTGTAGACCGATGATTTCCTCGAACTCAACACCGGTACGAACTGCAACGAAGTTCAGGGTGATGAAGTTGATGGAGTAGGCCGGTTTGATGTAGATGTCCGCAACAAACTCGGATCGGTCAATCACTTCAGGGGTGTTGTTGGTATCGTCACACACGACTTGGAAGTCGTAGATACCACGTCTGCCCTTGACCTCACGCAAGAACGGTTCGACCATGTTCTTGAACTGTGAACGAGTGAACTGATCGTTGAACTCGAACAGTTGGTACTTGGCCGCTGTTGCGATGGCCTTTTCCAGAACGATGAACAGTCTGCGAATGTTGATCTTCGAGAAGGCCGAAGATTTGGTTTGCTGTGTACGGTCACCGTACAGAACCACACCTTCACCAGTGAAGCTCACCACCGGGTTGATACCAACCTTGTACAGAATGTCACGTTGGGTCTTGGACGGACTGAACACCAGAGAGATGACGTTCTTGATGCGTCCACGGGTGTAACCAGCCGGGGAGTACCACGGGTCAGCCACTTCGTCAGTGTTGGCCATGGTGCCAGCGATGTCACCGTTCAGCGGAACGTAACGGTACTTGTCGTTGTACAGGTCGTACTGGTATTTCCATCCGGAGTCCATGACAGCGTAGGACGAAGAACGGTTGATCTTGGTGGAACGGAATTCCACGCAGTTCTCGGCAGCGGCCTCGGGGGTAACGTTGAACACGTCAGCCAAGTCCGGAGAGAAGCACACGATCACGTCCTTACGTTTTTCGGCCACGTTGTCGATCACGTGTTGGATGACAGCCTGAGAGTTCGCTTGACCACCGGCATCACCAGTGAACAGGATGGACACGTCCACCACTTCAGCGTTCTCGAACAGGTTCCAGCCAGCGATCAGGTCTTGATCGTCAGCGGCAGTACCGTCAGCACCGGCAGTCAGGTCCAGAACAAGGGCCACACCGTCACGGGCACCAACACCAGTCGGGGCAGTACCCCAATCCAGAACCTTGTAGCTCACACCGGTAGCCAGCGGAATGTTCCAGTCATCCAGATCAGCGGAAACGGTTGCAGCCGCATCGGATTCTTGGGTACCATTCGGGGAGACCGGGGCATCGAAGCCGACAGTCGGGGCAGTGCTGTAGTTGGCACCAGCGGTATCGATTGTCACAGAAGCGACAGCGAAACCAGCTTCGACATCGAAGGATGCACCCGCACCGGAACCACCTGTTGCAGCATCACCGGTTGCGTCAACCACACCGGTACCAACGTTGGTCACAGTGAAGGTCAGGATTTCACCACCCACGTCCACAGTATCAACTTCGATGGTCACACCGTTGCTCAGGGTCAGAACTTCGGTAGCCACGTAGCCGGTACCAGCGGTGTTGATCTGAACATCGATAGCGACACCAGAAGCGGACATCACGGCAGTTGCGGTAGCACCGGTACCGTCACCAACGATGGTGATGGCCGGAACGTCACCGGTACCATACAGACCGTCACCAACAGGGGTGATTGCGGTCACAGCACCGTCAGAACCGTAGCCAGCGGTCGGGTTGCCCATCCACCAAACGTATTCGGATTGGGTGTTCAGAACGGAACCGTAGAAGTTCGGGGCACCGTCAAGGGTCTTGGCGTTGCTGGCCTTGGAAACGTATTGGAAACGTTCAAGGATTGCACCCGGAACACCAGTGAATTGGCCACCGGCATCGATAACCACGATGTGAAGTTCATCGTTGGCACCGGAAATGCCCAGAGATGCAGCGTACTCGGAAGTACCCGGCTTGCCATCGAACTGAGAAGCGTACTCCCAGTCAGTGAAGGTGGATGCGTCAGCCATGTGAACTTCGATGCTGTTGCCCAGTGCACCCGGGTACTTGGCAGCGATCACAGCGGAACCAGCGGTAGGCTGGACAAGGTTGTAGTGTTCTTCGTTTTTCACCAGAACACCAAGGCCGTCAGCGGAAGCGTTCAAAGCGGTTGCTTCGTCCACGACACGGATGACGTTCAGGTTGTTCGAGTAGGCAAGGAAGTTCATTGCGGAGAACCAGTCAACGTAGTTCACGTCAGACGGTTTGCCGAATAGTGCTTCCAAGCGGGAACGGTTTTCCACGATGGTGTAGTCAAGGACCGGTCCCCAGTGGAATTGACCCACGAAGGCACCACCGCTGGTAGAAACAGCGGGAATGATGTTGGTCAGATCGATTTCGTTGACCTTTACACCGGGAGATAGTTGGAATGCCATGTTGTTTTCTCCTTAGAGTGTGTTTTATAATCAGTGGTTTTGGTTTTGATTACCATTATTTAGGAAAATCCAATCCTTGGATTAGAACAGGCCACCCCCGACCAAACCAATGTCGGGGCCGTTATTCATTTCATCGACCCCACCATCATCAATGATTCCGACCGGGGTCAGTTCGGCTTCAACTTGAGACATTTTTCTCTCCATGACTTCACCACGGGCGTCTTGGTCCACCAAGTCCTTGAAGTAATCTTGCGTAGTCAGCCACGCAAAAATCACCAGTGTCATCACAATGTCGTCAAATTTTCCGTCTTCCGCTTCATACGATTGCCCCTTCTGTGCAAAGGTTTGCAGTTCGTTGATCGTTTCGAAGTCCCGAACCAAGAACACATCGTTCTCGATAAGCGACTTCAGGTTTGAACACCCGATTCTCTTGGTCTTCTTGGTTGTTCGAAGACCATAATCGGGGTTGGTGCCAGAGAAACCACCGGACAAAACGTTTTCTTGTGCCCGCACAGTGGTGATGATAACATTCTCATATTCGTAGTCTTGGTGGAGAAGCCACCCGACTTGCGCACCAACAGAATTTGTTTCCACCATTATGTAGGCCATGTTGTATTTGATGGCCAATCGTTCCGTGATCTCGGCCAGAACAAACGGGATCGTGCGGTTATCTCGGAAGATACACACCTGTTTGTACGGCATCTCTGTGATGTCAGTAATGTGGATAACCGAGTGGTCGGACCCCACACCTTCGGACACGTCCACGGTTGCGATGTACACGTGACCTTCCTTCGGTTCTTCCCAGACCTTGATCTTGTCGGTTTCCTTGATCGGTTCTTCCCATACCAGACGGGCAAGGGTTTCACCATCAATAAGCGTGCCAGAAGACCCATAGAAGTTACAACCATATTCTTGGTTGAACTGTTTCTGACCGATGTTGGCAATGGTCTCCTTCATCCACGCTTCATCACGACTTGGGTGTTCAGACCAGTGAACCTCAAGGGGTGAGAATGCGTTTCTGCTTGTTTTGGCTTCTGTCCACAGCTTATAGAACAGGTTCATACCGTTCGGGGTGGATGTGATCAGAACCTTGGACTTCTTACCGGAAGAGATTACCGGGTAGGTGGATGTGAAGAATTCGTCAGCGTTTTCCACGAACGCAAATTCGTCAAGGTAGATGACGTTGAACGAGAAACCACGGATGGCATCGTTCGAAGTACCGGCAGCCATGATGCTGGAACCGTTACCGAACTCGACAGAACCCTTGTTGTACTCGACCACACCCGGCTGAAGGAAGAACGGAAGCCCTTCGATCATGCGCTTGATACGTGATAGAATCTCACGTGCGGTCGCACCCTTGTTCGCAAGGATACCGATGGCCTTGTGGCCTTGGAAGATGGCCGTGTGCAAAAGGAATGCGGCCACGGTGATGGTCTTACCCATCTGACGTGGTAGAAGCGAGATTGAGAATCGATTCTCCGCAAAGTTGCGAATCATCTTCTCTTGGTATGGCCACATCTCAAAGGTCACCAGACCTTCGTCAAGTGAGATGATCTTTACGTATTTCTCAATAAAGTAGATCGGATCATCCCGACAGCGGATGTATTCATCGATCTCTTCCGGGGTGTACTTCTGTTCAACCCCGGCCTTCTTGATCTTTACGTTACCATTATAGTAGATATTGGAATCTGGTTTTGGCATTCATCTTGCATCATTGTTTTAGGAATTGGCTTTCTTCCACTTTTCATATTCAGCCTGAAGGAACTTCTCGGCTTGTTGTGCGGACATCTTCGAAGCCTGTTTGATCAAATCAGCGGTGTCTTCAGTCTCGGGGAAGGTTGCGTACATGCGGGAAGCCGACTTGTAAGCCATGCCGGTCTTCTCCCAGATCGAAACTTGCCAGTATGGGGTGCGCATGAAGGTGCCACGATCCATCCAGATGTACATGTTATCGGTCTGAGTGGGGATGTAGATGTACGTTCCGATCTCAGCCTTCAGTTCCTTCTTCAAGAACAGTTCCATGTCTCTTCGGGAGAACTTTCGGGCCTTCTGATCTTTTGTCACCTTGCTTTTTGGGAAAGCAACGCTCGGGTCTTGCAATGCCTTCAGGCTGTTCGAACGGCTGTAGTCACGCTGTGACATCTTCACCTTGCGCTTGTTCACGTACCCGTATGCGGTGATACCCACGGTGTAGGCCAGTGTGTCAGCGGTACCACCGATGGCTTTGGTCTTGTCGTGTCTCACATCGTGAAGGGAAACGTGAACATCGAACTCGAATACTTTGGTTCGGCCACCGTTGGCGAACTCGAAATGCAGACCGGCATAGCTCGGGGTAGACCGGCCACGGGTAGCACCCATCTCATGCATGTTCGAATCAAACTTCTCACCAAACAAGTCGGAGAAGTATTTGACGAAGTTTTCCGGCTTCATCATGCCTTTCAGTTCGGCCATGACTTGTTGGTACAGTTCTTGGTATTGACGGTTGATGTCATCCCAATCCACTCGACCATTTGTCTGACCGGTTGATCCGGATAGGGTCTTCTCGGCAGCCTGTACCTTGTTGAACTCTTCAGCAGACCCACCCTTGTCCGGGTGCGCACGTGACTTTGCCAGACGGACGGCTTTCTTCAGATCGTCCTTTGACCAGTCACCCGATAGACCAAGAACGGCTTCGGCATCTTTTCTGGATAGCTTGATGGCCAATTTTGCGCCAACCGCTTCGTTCAGCCAATCCGAGTAACCTTTCATCGTTGTTTCTCCAAATACGCTTGTAGTTCTTCTGTTGATCCCACGAAGATGTTGTTCGTGGTTCGTGGTTGACCCGGGTCATCCCCAGATCGGCCACCGAGACCGGCACGTTTGGCCTTTTCGGTCTCCATTTTCGACTTGGTTTCGTGTAGACCCACCAAGTCCTTGTTCATTTCAGTCAGTTGTTTCAGGTAAGTTGCCAAGACCTCATACGCACGTGGGGATTCAGATTCTTGAGCAACCTTCAGAAGACCTTCGATGGCACCCGAACCGTCAGCAATCAGTTGCTTCAGGTTGTGGCGAACTTCATCCATGTCATCCTTGGCATTTTGTTCGTCACCCATGTCTACGGGAACAGGAACCCGTTCACGCTCGAACACCATCGGTGGCGTATCAAGGAATTCGCTGATAGCGTCTCCCTCACGTTGTGCTTCTTCATGTGCTTCTTGCATATTCTTGATCACCCCATCCCAGTGGTATTCGTGATCGAAATCATCATCCGCAGCAGACATACCCTTTGTACTCCACGCCATTCAATTCACCATTCAGTTCGTTCAGAGAACGTTCACCTTCGGCTATGGTGATCTCAAGCATGGCTGTGTACAGACTGTAGACAGCTTGCATGCGAAGAACGTTGCTACCATAGACTTGGCCGTAACAAACCATTTCGATGGCCTTCAGGGTGAACTCAACATTCTTCCCAGACCATTTCTTGAATTTCTGTACCACCACATCTGGGATACCGGCTTCATGTGCCTTCATTTCAGACTCTTCGATGGAATCGTGGAGACATGCAACGATCTTGCTGTACATTGCCCCCGGTTCCATTGCGTTGAAATCGTTTTTGTTCAATCGTTCCAGATGTTCTTTGAATACTTTGTACCGAATGTGCATCAGGTCACGGAAGATTTGTCTTCGACCGGGATCATTGATGTACATGTTCTGGATTTTGAAGTCCAGCCAGTAGTCAAGTTTTGCCATCAACATGCCGAATGAGTCATGTGACATTCTGGACGAATTCACATCTTTGATCTTGTCCATAAGCCAAGACCAGTTTTTGATTACGAAAACCAGTAGAAGGAATGCGCCAACACCGGCCAATCCCCACTGGGAAAAGATGAAAGCTATCGGGTCCATTTACTACCTTCTCAGTTATCAGTTGTCCAATCAATCAAGTGTATCAATTGTTGCGTTCGCACCACTTTGACCACCAATGATATATGTATCTCTATGGTTTTCATTAACTGTTTCAATGATTTGGTGCGGTTCGTCTTCATTGGCAGTCATAGGATCGACATACGCCATGTATTCTTCGTAGAACTGTTCAGCATCCGTGTTTGAAATGTCGATGATTGACTTCTTGATCAGGGTTCTTTCATCAGCGGCCGGGTACATGTATGCCTTGGCAGTGAATCCCAACGTCCAGACAATCGAACGTCTGGTGTCGTCCATTGCACCCGCATCATCGATTTCGAAGTCAACCGAGTCCAAAACGTAGGGAACGTTGGTGTTCAACCCAAAATCTTCCCGGTCCACGATCTTGACTTGGAACTCAGGCGTGAAATACGGAACGATCTGTTCGATGATGCGGAGACTGTCATCGAACTTGCGGGTTGCCACATACAGGTTGAAGTTGAAGTTGTAGGGAACCCGGTTGTACATGAACTTGGGTCCACCCCCATTGACGTTCTTCGCTGTGATGCGTTCCATGGTGTTGACTTTTCGGGACGGATCGTACAAAATAGAAACCATCTCGAATCCCATACGGGGAAGAGTCTCTTTCACCCACACTTCGTCTGTGTTGGGTTGCGCTACCTCACGGATTCTGCGAATGAACTTCTCTTTCGGGGTGTAAATCAGCGGAACCTTGATCGTTTGGAATACACCGTTCGAGTCCTCACGGTCGAATTCGATGTCGTTGAACAACGCACCGAATGCCACGATGATCTTGCGGGTAGTACCGTAGTAAAATTTCTTGCCAAGAATTGTCTTATCCCCCCCACAACATGCTTTGAATGTCTACCGGAATGAACTCAAGTCGATTCTTTTTCGACACATTATCCTTTTCTGGTAGAACCTGAAGGTTGGTTTCAACATGTAGTCCACTCACCATCTCCCCCTGTAGTGGGAAAATGTGATCGACAACATGTTTCACCCCAGACTCTTCAGTAATTTCTTTCGCAAGTGTGTATTTTTCCTCAATGAGTTGATCGTTGGCCCATGGAACGTGTCTCTTCAATCGTTTTGAACGATGTTCAGATGATGTTCTCGCAAGCCGAATTCTGTTCTGTTCTCTGTAGTTGCGGTGGTACTCTTCATAATACCCCGATTGTTTCGTTTTCCATTCTTTCTCAACCTTCTTGTACTTGGTTCTTTCACACCCAAGACAATTTCGATTGTTGGTTCTTCTCTTTTCAACATGACCGTGTTTACAGGGTTTGCCGGTGAAGTAGAAATCTTCACCAAGTTCAGTAGCCTGTTTTCTGGTCATGATCTCCATTACAGTTCTCCGAACGGGTTGCCTTCATCAAAATTGGAATCAGCCTCACGCTTGATGTGAATCTGTTCCTCAGAAGAGAATGCATCCAATACAGATTCCTTCTCTTCTTCAATGTCGGCATTGTCAGATCGGTCAAGTTCGCTTTCCTGTGATCGATCCAGAGAAATGCGGTCGATCCCGGGCTTGCGTGTGTCGAACTCTTCGTGCGTGTGTGTGAACATCTCGATTGTCAGTCTGTAGCTGTGTAGCTTGCCAAGTTGATAGAATGGGTTTTCATGGTCAACGTAGTTGATCTCGAAGATACCGTTGGTCATTGGGAAGAACACAAGGTCCCCTTCCAGTGGACGTTCTTTGTTCCAGATCGTTTCTTCGAATCGTTTCTTGGACACGATCAGGGTGGCCGTGTCCACAACCTGCATGCCAAACTTGGCAAGGATTTCCTGTTGTCCCTCGAACCCGTCCACGGTCTCGATGTACATTTCCAGCATGAAGTTGTCCGAGAACTTGGCACGGATGTCCTCACCGAAAACGTCATCTCGTTCCAGTGTTTCCCGGGGCATGTAGATGAAATCGTGACCATGAATCTTGATGGCCTCGATTGTCAGGTCTTCCAAAAGACGTTGTTCTGGGCTGAATGTGAATTGGTCGAAATAATGTGAAGTTGGCATGAAATTTATTCTCCGACCAGTCTGTAACCGCTGTAGTGCGGTTTGCCGGTTCTTAGTGTATTTCTCAGCGATCCGACCGGAATCCCAACGCTTTTCTCAAACGTCTGTAGGCCATCAACTTCGATGATCTCACCGGACGGTGTTTCTACTTGTCTGATCTTCGATCTACCGTTTCTGTAGTTCTTCTTGCGACCACGATGTGCTTCACCAATGGCCTTCTTATGTTCTTCTGATTTGGGAACACCCCTCATGTGGGTCTTCCCTGTGTTTGCCCTTGCGATCTTGGCCTTGGTTTCTTCAGAGTGTTTGTACCCGGGCTTTCTTCCAGATGCTACACCACCATCGTCAAGGTTGAAGCCGTAGACTTGACTGTTCAATTCACGAATCAGTTTCTTCTCTTGTTCAAGGCATTCAGATTCATCCTCACCAGACCACAGAATTTTGAAATCGAATGCATCATCCCCATATTTCCGTAGGGCATTGTGGAAATAAGCACCACGGCATCTATGTTGAATGTGTCGTCTATGTACGTCATTCGTCTTCCCAACGTACTTCCGACCATCTTCCTTCAGTGTATAGCAGTAGACATAGAACATCATTCTTCCTCGGGTACAGGTTCCTCAACTTCTGTAGCGGCAGGTAAGAGTCGGAACTTGGCTACCTTCTTGCCGTTGATCAACAGATCACCCTTGCCGTCAACCTCGATGGACTTGACGACAATTTTTTTGTTCTTGAAGCGGCCGACCATGATGGTGTCACCGATGTCGATGTCCAGCATGTACCCTTCGGCTACAAATCGTTTGAAACTTTTGATCATTGTAGAATTCTCCTTGTCACTGTATTTAGGACAAAAAGAAACGGGGGCCGAAGCCCCCGTCTCACGGTTCCCGTAAGGTAGCGAGATTACGGAATCAGGATTGCACGTGCATCCACCAGCATTTGCTTGTGGTTCGGGGCAATGGTTGCTTCAACCACACCACCGGCACCGGCAGTAGAAGTGATGGTGGTAGCAGTGTCGGCTACATCATAGCCTTCACCAGCAACCAGAAGTTCCACGGTCAGGATGGCACCGGAACCGTCAACGGTCTTGACACGGGCAGATGCACCGACACCGGTAGCGGTGGTGACAGCGATGGCATCACCGGCAACATAGCCGGAACCGGGGGTTGTGATGGCCAGAGACAGGACTTGGCCGTGTTCCAGATTGACGCCACGAACGTTCATGACGACATCCATCAGTTGCTTGTAGCGTTGTTGCTGAACGGCAGCGGATTCGTCAAAGGCTTCGATAGCGGTAGCGATTGCAGCGGCATCGGCCGGGGAACCAGCGATGATGGTTTCGTAGACTTCACGGACGTATTCGTCCAGTGCGGCCGGGGTAAGTGGGTTTTGTAGTTGTGCCATGTTGGTCTCCTAAAAATTCGATTCAGAATTCGGTTCTGTGAGAGTATTTATCTGATTGTTGCTTGATGCTTCTTCAATCTTCCTTGTTTGTTCTTGAGACACCATTTTGCGGTGACAAGTGGAATTCCTTCCGATTCACACAAGAATCGCAATGATGAATAAGTTTCTTCTCTACCATCATCATACTTGATTGTTCTGGGGATAGCCCTTCCATGATTCATTCGTATGTTTTCTCTATGTTTCCGAGTTTTAGGTACACCCGACCCTCGTGATACACCAGTGTTTGCGACCGAAATCTTCATTTTTGTCTCTTCACTGTGATTATGTGGACCACCTTCACCCCCATCTGTCAAATTGTACCCACACTCACGGGTGTTGAGTTTGATTATCCAGTCACGTTCCTTTTGGAACATCTCTTCTTGGGAACTTGCTTCATCTATTTGGGTTATTATGAAGGCACGTTTGCCGTGTTTTCGAATCGATCTGTGGAGTGATGTTTGAGAACCGTATCTCGCATCGTAGACATGCTTTTTGAAACGATTTTGAATGGTATTTCGGGTTACCCCTACATATTTTTTTCCATTCACCGTGTTTTCGATGCAATATACCCTCATGAATACAATATAACCTCACCCAAGATAGAAGTCAACTGGAAGTTCGTACTTGGATTGCATTTCTTCTTCCAGCTTTTCAATAGCCTCGGAAGCCTGTTGATACAGCTTGTCACCATCGAATGTGACACCACCCGGAAGTTGAATCCCGCTGTACTTGATCAGGTTTGCACCCCACTGTTGTTTGATCAGTTGGGTAAGGTACTCTTTCAACCAGCGATCATTGTACACGTCTGTATATACATCCGGGTCCAATGATGCCCATCCTTCGACAACCAGATATGCGTCTACAGACAGCTTGGTTGCCCAATCCATGTCCATGTACACACGGTCTGTGTGGCGAGAGAATCGAATCGGGGTTTCGCCACCGGCAAACATCTGGGAGAATTCTTCGATGGATTGCATGGCAAGGTAGAAGGACACCTTGTCGGACATTCCACCCGAACCACCACCGGCATGATCATTGGTTGTGCGGATTGGGATGCCGCTGGTACCGTTTGAACCAAGTCCGGCCAGTGGGTTAGCGGATGTGCTGTTCCAAGCCAATGACGGGTCTCCCATGGGGTAGAACAGGCCGGAACCGAACGCACCACCAACCGTCAGAACTCGGGTGACATGGATCAGTGAATCGGGGACCGGGATATACCCGTTGTCGATGTCTGGTTGGGTGACTTTGTGCGCATAGAACAGACGTTCTACCGCATCGTAATGGTAGTCGAAGTAGAACGAAAATGCTTCATCGATGCGATCTTCAACCTGATCGTCATCAACGTTGATCTCGATAACCGGCCACCCCAGTTTACGGAGTGCCCAGTCTTTCAATTCGGCTCGGGAAGCTGGTTTTGCCATTTTAGTCTCTCAGTACCTTCAGTTCAAGCATTCTTTCGAAGAGTTGATTGGGGTTGAATTTGTGACTCTGCCCACGTTCTGGACACACCCCGGCTTCAACCAATGCGGCATGACAGATTTCAGAACAGAACCACTTGTTGTGATCGTGTTTGTCAAGTGGAATAACCTGAGTCAGGAAAATCCCCAACCAGTCGTATTTCTTCCCAACATGAGATTTGATGAAGTCGAAAGCGGCTTGTTCATCGGCCCCAACAACTTCCCACACATCCCAGTGATGGCATTTGTAATCGACCGACTTGATTCGAACCTCACCTTCATCGAAAGATGATGCTGAATACCAAGTCCAGTTTCGTGGTGCCTTGGAATCATTTGTGTCAACCAATTCAACGTGCGAGTAGGGACCACCGGTCCATACCTTGACCAACCACGAAATGACTCTTTTCCACCATGTGGAACCGTACCCTTTATAAAAAGCGACTTTCATTTCTTATTCTCTTTCTTGGTATTTAGCGGTTGAATGCGGGTGTGCCGTTCATTCCCCACTTCGGCCGGTATGTCTCGAAGCGACCAGCCACGTAGAAGGTTCCCGGTGGGTCTTCTCCACCCTCGCCTGTCGAATTCCAAATGGTGATTCGAATGATCATGCCCTTCGGAAGAAAGCCACGGTCTTCGGTATCCATCGGGAACCAACCTGTTCCAAAGATCGGGACTTGACGGCCGAATGTACCAACCAACACACCAAGTTGAGGGTGAACGATGTCAATGCAGATAGCCGATCCCATCGGGGCATCTTTGGTGATCATGTACCCGTCTTTGATGTACAAGTCTTCGTTGAATGTGAAGTCTTTGACCAATTTCGGCATGGTTGATTTCAGATGGAATACACACTTATCACCACCACCAATACGTTCGGCTGTATCACCGGCCCCAAGGAAGCACACGTAGTGATCAACCGGTCTGGAAGTTGAGTAGACGTATGGAATACCATCTTCAGTGGTTGTTGGGGATGCCAGCTTGACTTCAGCCGGTTCATCCAAGAAACTCGGAACGTGGTTTTGAACAATGCTGTTCAGGGTCGATTCTTGTGGCCCCGTCAAGTCTGCTTTGAACTCGACAATCACGTTGGGTCCTTCGGCCGATACCGACTCCAATGCGATGGTGATGTCCGAAGCTCGGATTTCATCTGTCAGTTGCGACAGACGTGCCTGTTTTTGGAATGTGAACTTTTTCATTATTGTGTTCTCCACACTTCAAGACCAGCGTTCCACATTGATGCCTCTACCCCCCAAGAGACCGGTCTGAAACGAATGAACATCTCATATGACCCGGGTGCAAGGGTTCTTCGCTGGAATCCACTGAAAGAGTGTCGTTGATTAGACCCCGTTGAACCAAATGATCCACCAGCGTCTTGTGGTTCTTGGAATTGTTCGACAAACACGTCTTCTACACCGGTTGACGTGTTTCGATACCCGACTTCAGCGTTGAAATCTGAGTTTGTTGCATCTAAGTTCCACATCCAAGCCCACCCAAATCGATAGATTCCTTGGTTTGCAGCGGTGACTGTGAATGGCATCGTCAGCTTTTCGAAGAAGTTTGATTGTGTTATGGTTGTTACTGTTTCATCGAACTCATTGGTTGCGTTCTGGCCAAAGACCGGAATTGTTGCAGCGAGTGCGTTCAGAAGTGCGGTTACTTCAGCCTGTGTGTACGTTTGGTTTTTACGATAGTACAGAGTATCGTGGTTGTGGTTGACCGGGGCGTACACACCTGAGTGGTTGTGGTTGACGTTGGCCTTCAGTGCCAAAGCGGAATCAACTTCTGATTTCTGGTAATACCGTCCATCATGAACGTGGCCGTTGTCTGATTTTCCAGACAACAAGGTGTCGGTCTCGTTTTCTGTGTAGTACAAGTCGTTGTGAGCATGTACAGCCGGTGCCTTACCGGCCAATTCGTTGGTGATTGTGGTTGCGAAGTTGGGATCATCCCCAAGGGCAGCCGCAATCTCATTCAGGGTGTCAAGCGTTCCCGGGGCAGTGCTGATCAGGTTGGAGATGGCACTGTCGGTGTATGCCTGTTGGGTGGACATCATGGCATCGATCTGATCTTTCGAATACCCGGTTTCATACTCAGGAAGAACCTGATTCAATGCCACTTGTTGAGATTCTTGAACCGTCAGTTCTGTGTTGTTCGAACGAACGAATACGATGTCCCCGCTGTTCACATAGTTGATGAACTCTTGGGATTCACGATAATCGTCATCCAGATCGTAAACCACATTGGGTGGAAGCGTACAACCGAAATCTTCGATCTCGATTGGTGACTGTGTTTTGTTCTTTACCAGTGTACCCACGTTACACTCTCCACTTGATGTACAGGACTACGATTGTGTCGTTGATGTTGCCACCGGTTGTACCCGCACGCATGCGTAGCTTGTCACCGGCATTCACATTGATGTTCAAACTGTTGTCGATTCCATATTGATCACCGTTTGAACCATTGGTGGTGAATAGGGTTCCGTTCAGTGATCCGTTGATGTACAGATCAAGTTCCTTGGTGTTTCCGTTGTCGTCTTCACATTGATATGTGGCACCAACAATGGTACCATTATATGGCACGATGTGACCGGAGTTTGTATCAGTAGCGGACCCGATTTGAATCCAGTCGTCATCAGACAGCGATGTTTCATCCCATTGGTACGTGTGTGTGGCCACGGATAGGACCTTACCACCCTTGGAAGAATCCACGTACACCGGACAGACGTTTCCACCAATTGTGGCAATGTACACCTGTGCGTTGATCACAAGGTCTTCATTTCCACCGGGGTTTGACACAGATGTGGTGATACCTTGACCACCCACGATCTTGTCTTCCAGATAACCGGGAATCGTGTCATCAGAAGAAACGGATACCATGTCAAGGGTCAATGCGTTCAAGAAAGCATCGATTTCAGTTTCGGTGTAGTATCGGTCATCGTGAGTGTGACCCACGTCTGACTTCAACGACAGTTCACCAGTGATCTTGTTCGAAGACCACGCTTCATTGGCAGCAAGACCCGAATCGTTGATCACGAAGTGGATCGATGTGTCACCAATGTGAGAAGAAAGAGTGCCACTGATACCAGACACGGTTGCAGCGGAAGCCGCACCAAGATTGATCAGGGCTTGTGTTGGGTTGTTGGCACCTGTACCACCGAACAATACCCCAACGGTATCCCCCGGATTGAATTCACCCAGTGCTACGGAGTCACCGGTATCGTAAATGCCTTTCAAAGGAATCATGTCAGCCATCAGCACGCCACCAAGTTAATATCATCTTGAGTTCCATCAGACTTGAAGAACGGTAGAAGACCAGCATTGATTGTAATGGGGTCCGGTGTTCCATCCGTCTTGATGAATGGGAGACATCCGGTGGAAGCCCCACCGGATACCGTTGCCCATTGAACATTGTAATCGGTTCCGTCAACCTTGACCAAAGATTGCCCAGTGGTACCCCCGGCCGGGAGACCACGCAAGGCAATCAACCCGTCAACATAACCTTTGTTAATTGCTTCATCAGGAAAAAGCGGAACATCGGTTAGTTTTATGACGGGTGCCTGTACGGTACATAGGAACCGTCTTGCCATCGGCTATTAGCCTTGTACAACCACTCGGTATGCGTTCGATGCCGGGGCAGTGTTGAACTGAACGGACACGTTGTTCGCATCGGTGATTGTGATACACGGCTCAACCAGTTCACCAGTGGTGTTATCCCACACCTGAACCTGAATGTCGGTGGAACCCAACGCATGGTTGACAGCGAAGGTAGTGGTACCACCATCACCAACGTTGACTGCGTACTGGTTGGAAACGGCTTGGGTAGCGTACCATGCGGCCAGAGTTGCCGGGGTCACCGCACGGACACCATCGGTACCAGCGTTCACTTCGGCCTGAGTAGCCAGTTCGATGTAACCCGGAGTGGTTTCGGTAGCGTAGTCCAAGTTGCGTTCGATGATGATCCAGCTTGCACCAACGGTTGCTTCGTCACCACCAGCGTTGTCGGCAACGGCAACGATCAGGTCACCTTGCTTGACCAGCGGGCCAGAACCACCACCGATTCGACCATCGACAGACACGTAGTACGCATCACCGGTAGAAGCGGCCGGGTAGTCAGGGTTGGTGGAACAGTCGATGGAACCGATGACTTGCATACCGCTGTTGACCAACGCATCCACGTAAGCCTTGGTCACGGCATGGTTGCCCGGGGTTGCACCGTTGATGGTTTCGTTGATGATCACCGCATTGGTGGTGATGTCGTTGGCAGCGAAGTTGCCAGAAGCGTCACGTTGGACCAGAGTGGACGGGGTGTTCAGCGCAGTTGCGTTGTCCAGCTTGGTCTTGTCGGCAGCGGACATCAAACCCTTGGTAGAAGTGGTTGCGGATGCCACGTCCAGAGAGATGGTACCGTCACCGTTGTCTGTCAGAAGGATGTATGTCGCACCCGGGGCCTGTAGAAGATCGTCCAGACGACCGGAAACATCTTTCCATGAACCAGATTGGCGAAGATACCAGCGTTCGTCAGATGTGTTGTAGTAAATTTGACCTTCGACCGGGGTAGACGGTGCGGTTGCCAATTTGTGAATGACAACGTTCTGAATCTCGTTCTTTTCAAGATTGACGTTGCACAGGAAGCGTCTTGCCATGTTGATTTCTCCTGATTATGGTTTTAGTTGAAAAATGCTTTTCCGGTAAAAGGTGCGGAAAATTCAATGCGTACAGTATTTATATCCACATATTCCACGCACCCTTCAACAGAACTTCCCCCACTATCAACGACTTCGACAGACGGGAATTTATTCAAACCATGAACCACGGTCCATGCGCTCGATGCTGTTGATTGTTCATGAAAGAAGTGTTTGTCACCCCCGGTACCGGGTCCGGGTGATGGTGTTACGGCCGAAGGGACCCCATAATGATCTTTGAACGCTCGATAGTCGTCCACCCGAACCATTTTTGCCTTGAATGAGTTGGCAAAGGTGGAATCGGCCAAATACGTCAGACGGTACAGTAGTTTGAACTCGGGTGAAGGTAGAACCCCAAGTTTCAGTTTGTCCAGACCGTTTGCGATCAGTGCGTTTTCAAGATTCGAGTCCGTAGACTGCCCCATGACAGCCACAACGGGTTGATTCACATCATTGGTGGCGTAGACCCACATGACGAAATAATCACCGTCAGGGACATCTGACAGTCTCCAATCGCTACCTGTCCACTCATTGTAGTATGGTAGGGAAGCCCCAAATCTCAGCGGGTAGTTGTTTGGGGAGAACTTTCGCCAATATCCTTGCGCAGTGTCACGATACCAAATCGGCAATCTTCCGGTTGGGTATAGAATTTGTTCAAAGAAGTTGGTAGGGGCATTTGAGTGTCGGATGAAATGGCGAAGGTCTTCGTCATAAATCACACCATCTGAGAATCCGATTTTCAGTTCATCGTCTGTTGAGCCGGTTCCAGAATCATTCCAGAATAGATCAAGACCGTTTGCCCATTGTGCACCTTGGGTCTCATGTAGGTACAAATGGGTTGACCAGTCCATGACCAGTCCATGACGTTCCTCACCAAAGAAGGTGTAGGCACCGGCATCCACATCGTAATAGAGAATCGCCACGGTGGCAATACCAGCAAGCGGAATTGGAAATGTGGTGGAGACCTTCAATAGGAAATCAGAATCGTAGTACACATAGTACATCGATTGCATCTGAGGGATTACCACGGATTCGGGTGCGGACACGGTACGCTTGACACCGGAAATCCAATAGTCGAAGGACCCACCATCGATGGCCGGTTGAATGTACAAACGGTGTTGACCGTTGTCGTAGTAGATGCGGGAATCTGTCAGATTCGGGAACCCAGTTGGTTCCTTCATCAATTCGGCATGTTCATTCCCGGTAGCACCCGGGGCACCATCATCACCCTTCTCGGAAAGTACATCCCAATAGGCCGGGTTGTTTGTTGGGATTTGACCCTGAGTTGGGGTACCGTTGATGTAGACGTAGGAAGAACCGAAGTATTTTACGGCATTCCCAACTTGATAGACAGCCGAAGCATTCCACTCCCCCATCCAGATGATACCAACCTCACCTTGGGGACCTTGTGGGCCGGGGATGCCTTGATTCCCCTGATCACCTTGTGGGCCGGGGATGCCTAATAGACGTGCTTGTACTTCATCAGTGCCAACGGCATTGACACCAATATGCTCACGGGTCTTTGCGGTTACCTTGAGATTGGGATTCTGATCCAGTGTAACACGTACACGTTTTTCTTGAATTGGCATTCGTCATCTCTGCGTCACGGTGTTCTGGTCACTTGCGGGTAAACGGTGATGACCCCCTGAAGAACTCTCTTCACGTAGTCTCCACCGGCATTGTGGACTTCAACATCGTACACGTACCGACCAGCCTTGACAGCACTCGAATCAGCCGGTAGCATTGACAGTTTGACGACCCCAAGTGTGGGATCACCATCTACGGAAGCCGTGATGTCGTAGCCGGAACTGGTGTAGTACGACTTGCGCATCTGGCAATACGGTGTCAACCCCGTCAGATCGAACAGGCTTCCATCTTCATTCTCAATTGTGGCAAACGCTTCGAAAAGCGTGCCTTGATCCATTACAAAGTTGATTGCGATTGCCATTAGTTCACAAGCCCCACATGCATTCCTGAAACACGATTTGTGTTGGCAGTCACAGGCAGCGCAATTTGAATCACATCACCACTGTTGGCGAAAATAGCCGGGATGAAGTTGTAGAACTCTGTATCCAGAGTCACAACCTGTTTGATGTGCACCCAACCATTTGCGGTTGTCAACAGGGATTGCTGTGCGGCCTGTACTCCATCTCTGTATGTAGTCACTTTTCCGGCAGCGTCCCCAAGAAGGATACCGTTGTTGGCCGGGGTCGCAAGCGTCTTTAGCTTGACCCATGCCATGAACGTGAACACACCCCCAATCGGGGCCAACATCTTGTTGTTGGTCACCATGAACGGGTGGTAATCGATTGTCAGGTAGGTTTCGGCATCCTGAGTGTTGGCACCCATGGTGATGTCGTTGATGTAGAACTCAAATCCATATCGTTGGTTCGTGCGACCACCTTTGGTACCCAGTGCGGCCACCAGAGTAGAGATGTCTGTTCCAAGAGAACCGGCCGATCCACCATAGTTGTCGTTGTTGTTGATGAACTTCTGTCCCTCGGAGAAGGTGGCAGAGTTGTATTCAATAAACGTGCCAGTTGATGCGAATGTTGCAGCCGTGATGCTGGAAAGCGCATCGGTAGCGTATCGGCCACCATTTGGTTCACCATTTGTGTACTGAACCTTGTCACCGGTTACAGATTCGGCTTCAACCTCATTGATGGCAGCGACAAGGGAAGTCTGCGCAGTGGTGTTCAGAGTTGACAGGTCACCGATTTCACCTTCAAGTTCGTTGATGGCAGCCACGGCATCGGTTGTGTCATCTGTGTTCAGACCGGAGATGTCCCCAAGATCATCAGCCACGGCAAGAATGGCAGCCGCATCGGCAATCCCTTGAGCATCCAGTTCTGATTTCACCGAGTTGATGGCCAGAACCAGATTTGTGGTGTTGGTGGTTGACAGATCACCAATCGTTCCGATTTGTGTCAGAAGTTCGTTGATGGCAGCCACGGCATCGGTAGCAGTGGTGTTCAGGTTGGTGACATCCCCAAGCTCGGCAATGGCTTCGTTGATGGCAGCAACAAGGGACCCTTGTGCCGTTGTTGACAAGGCAGAAAGGTTCCCGATCAGGCCGTCAAGTTCATTGATTGCGGCCACAAGAGAAGTTTTGATTGTGGTGGTCAGACCAGCGGTATCACCAAGTTCGTTGATGATGTCGTTGGTGATGTCCTTCCACTCTTCGAATCGGGTCTGTAGTGTAACTTGTGTGATTGCCATTTATCGTTCCAAAAGCTGTTTCAGCATGTCTTTTATCTCGGCAACATCTTGTTCCACTTGGTCAAGACGTTGCTGTTGTGTTTTCTGTACGGCCAGTTGTCGCTTCCGGGCAGAGAAGGCAGAATTGTCAACGTTCACCACGGACCCACGAACGGGGTTCTTGGTGAACTGTCGATTGTCTTCTACCCTTATCTGTCTGTCTCGCATCAGGTTACCGCAATTGCTCGGAAGTTACGTGCCTTCGGTGGACGTGCCGAGTTCTTGGAACGAAGTACCAGCTTGATCTGGAATGCTTTGAACTCGGGTAGAGTGTCAAGCGGACCAGCCGGGATGGTTGCTTCGGTCTCACGATAGTCTTCCTCACCCTCGGAAACCACTTCGTTGTCGAAATCGGCTTCAATCCAGTTGAAGGATTGAATCTCGGCATCAGACTCGGAAGGAAGTGTGCGATAGAAAATCTTCACTTCGGTGTCCAGAGTGTTCAGCAAGTCCATGTAAACCTTGATGTTTGTCGCTGGTGACTCAAGGTTTACGGGCTTCATGATGTATTTAGCCCCCTCAGAACCACCATCGTATGCAGTTTCTTCAGACCAGCGATGATCACCAGTGTAGCCCGGATTGGTTGGATCACAGATCACCGGGTCACCCGATTCGGTTGCGTTCGGTGACACGGAGAAGTTTGCGCAGTCATTCCACTCGACACGGTTGGTGATGGATGTCAGACCCATTTCTTCGATGTTGATCACCGGAGACAAGCGGCTGTCGTCAGAAGTCAGGGTTGCATTGATCACGATTGACGGGTTGCCACCCAAGTTCATGTCTTGGTTGATGGTGTTGGCAATCTTCAACGGGGTGCGAAGTTCACGTTCCACGTTCGGGACAAACGCCACCGGGTTGGCAGAACTGTAGTTGGTTACATTGGAACCCACACCACCGTGTGTCACACCGGTCAATGACCACTGAGAGTCACCCTTGAAATCGATGTACGAAACTTGGAAATCGAATGCGTCCATTTGAACGTTTCCGACTGCCCATGTTCCAGAACCACCGACACGGCCGGAAGCGGTTGCTTGGGTGTCCACTTGGATGATGAACGAATCCATGGAGTCAACGTGTTGTACCAGATGTTCCGGGGTTGACAGGTCATCCAGCGGAATACCGTTGAAGGTGTTGTCCACACCGGTCGGGAAGGTACCGATAGCCACGTTGTGAACCGGGACCACAGGAACGATGTCAAGGGCTTCCAGTACACGGCTGTTGTCGTATGATTCGTAGATCAGCGCACCGGAGAACTGTTCACCATCGGCAAAGATGCCTTTCAGTTCAGACAGCTTCACACGGTAAACGTTGTTTCCAAGTCCGTCAAGGCCCGGGTGTTCCAGTTCTTTGATGATGGCTGTACCACCGTTGGTACCACCGGTCAACTTCTGACCCACAACAAGGTTGCCGGACTGTAGGTACAGTTCGTACCAAGTGTCCTGAAGAAGTTCCAGTTTCACCTTGTCGTTGGCAACAAGACCGTGGTTCTTCATGTACACACGCACGTCACGGGACAGGTTTTCAGTCTCGAACGGGTTGGTCGGTAGTTCGGTCTTCAGGCCGTAATCGATGTTGTTGAAGGTCAGGTTCATGTTCGAACCGGTGTTGAACTCGGCACGGTACAGGGTGAACTTGATGTCTTCGAACTGTTCAGCGGTCCATGTACGGTTGTTCTGAGACTTGAACATGGAACCCAGAGTCGGTTGCTTGGACACGGTAACCGGGTTAGCCCCAAGTGTTTGGGAACCCAGTTTGCATGCGAACAGACGGTGGGTGTTCACATCGGAACCAACCACGAAGCAATACTCTTCGTCCGGGTTCAGGTAAACCGGTGCCTCGAAGGTCAAACGTGTGGCAATGGAACCGTCTTCAGATACGTTGATCTTGTTCGGCTTCAGGGTCATGTCCGAGAACGGAACAATCGTGGTGCCCGGGTAACCGTTGATCATGTTGCGAATCTGGAACCATACTGGTACCTTTTCGTCCTTGGCAGCAAAGTACAGATCGATACCGGTCAGGAATACACCGGTTTCGTCTTCGACCACAAAGGATTGTGCCAGCGGGTCACCACCGTCACCACCACCACCAAAGTCGTTAAGAATTCGGTTGGTACGGACGGACTGAGTTGTCAGAGTACGATTCTGTTCGACTTCGTTGCTGGTCAGACGTGGGGTTGTCACGGAGATGACCGATTCTCTACGGGTCTCACGTAGGCCACCCGCATGGTACTGCGCACGTGCGAAGGTGAACACTTCATCCACATCATCAGCGTTTGTCGGAGAAGTGGTCAGAATGAACTCACGGGTACCGGTGAAGAAACGCTTGTCCGGACGGTTTGGAATGGTGAACACACCAACGATGTTACCGTTGGCATCAGTCACCAGCGGTTGGCCGTTGGAACCGTTCATTGGACGGGTATCTTCATTCACATCCACACCATCGAAGAATGCGTAAACCTTGGTACGTGGACGTAGACCGGTTGCAGCAAATTGAACCGGGATCGAACGGATGTACGGGATCAGGTTCACGCTGGTCACGAAGGTACCCAGACTTCTACGGGTTACCTCACGTTCCAGAGAACGGTTGACACCGGTACGGGTCTGATCACTGGTTGTGGTAGTGGTTGTTGTGGTAGTGGTACCCAACCAGTTCGCAGTTGTATTCACTTGGGTGTTGCGGCTGGTGTTGGTTGTACGCCAGTTACCCCAAGTGGTACCCAGAACACCGGCAGCGTTCGCAATTTGGCGAATAGCCTCGAATCCGGTATCGATGTTGGTCACCACGGCCGGTTGCTGGTTCACGTCCTTCCACATGTCGGTAGACGGGGACAGGGCCATGATACCCTTGACGTTCCAGATCAGGTACGGGTTGACGGAGATGGACTTGGTAGCGAAAGGTTGCTTCAACCACTCTTCATCGGTGTACGGCATGGTGATAACCTTACCGTTCAGATGGTAGTTGCTGGAAGAACCGGTATCCAGTTCCATTCGAATCGATTTCTGAAGGAATGACGGTCTCAGGATACCATCATCGGTGTCCAGTGCCACGGAGTATTCCGGGGAAGTGGTGTCAGATGCGATGAAGTCCTTGAAGTTGTCCACAAGGAAACCGTTCTTGAATCGGGTGTTGCCCAGACCATCAAGAACGTCAGTGTCGGCAGTTGCCTTCTCCAACAGGTTGAAGGTCACGTAGTATTCAAGGTTCTCGATACGCTTTTCCAGACGGCCGATGTCACGCATGGTGTAACGCTTGTTGTCCAGATAGCGCATGGCCACATCCGATTGAACATCGAAGGTGTATGCGTTGATCGGAATCTGGTAAATGGCCATGCTGGATTCGGCCGCATGCGGAACAGACGGGTTCAGGTCCGGATCACCCTTGACAGCGATGAAATCACCCTGATCTGTCAGGCACAGAAGATCGATTCGTGGAAGGTAGTATTCCACATCGAAGATGATGTTGGATTCATCCACAGGGGTGTTTGACAGAACAGCGGACGCATGTGAGAATGTGCCATCGGTACCGATAGTCGGACGGAAGTCGATGGTGTCTGTCATGCGGAACTTGGTTCCGTCAAGTGCGGTGTAAACCGGAATGTCTTCGTAGTCGAAATCCAGACCCGGATCGTTCACGATGGTTGTGTACGAATCCACGGAGAAGTAGTACCCGGTACCGGTGTGCTGGAAGTATTCGAATTCGATGTCAACCAGAGTGCCCGGGTCTGGGGTAGCCACACCAGACTTCAGGGTCAGTTTACCGATACCGTAGTAGTTGTCACGGACACCGTTGTCCAGAACGTAGTTGTCTGTCACGTCAACACTGTTGGTTGTGTCATAGACAGAAACCACCCGGAAGATGTCAGGGTATTGAAGAGAGATGGATGCAACGTCAGCCGGGATAGCGGATAGGAACACGGTATCCAGAACCTTGGTCTTCTCTTTGGCATTGGACTTCAGGACTTCGCAGATCAGAACGAAGTTCTTACCGACATCACCACCGGCAAAGTTCTGAACGGTGATCTGGGATGGTGTCACCACCATGCGGTCAGTCACGGTCAGGTCATACGGCAAGAAGTTGCCACCGGCAGTTTGTTGAAGACCACCGATCCATTTCAGGGAGTCGAAGTTCAGGAAGGTTTCATCACCTTCAGCGGAGAAGATGACCTTGTTCTGTGCGTTGACGGCACCGACCAGCTTCTTGACCACGGTCACAGAAGTGTTGGACACAAGCGGGTTGTCAGCGTCACGAATGGACTTGTTGAACTGGTACGGGATGGTGAACAACAGCTTGTTGTTGATCGGTTCGTAAATCTTGTTCACACCACCATCTTGAACGATGTTGGCACCGAAGGTTTGAGAACCACCACCGGTACGGTGAAGGCCCACGACATCCTGAAGGTTTTTGCCGGTTGCGAAAACCATTTCAAAGATGTACAGTTTCCATTCGGCAGCCGGGTCACCAGCGGTTCCGGAGTGAAGTTCGATACCTTTCACACGTGCTGTACCGACTTGGTTACCTGAGTAGTTGCCACCGGATGTGGTGTTGTCATACAGGTTGACCTTGCCGAAATCCACAGCAAAATCTGTTCCATTCTGAACGCTGGTAACGGGGGTCAGGTTGGTAACCGGGTCCATGGTGATGATGATGTAGTTGCCCATGTACGCACGCACGACAGAAGAACGCTTCTTGTCGGTGTCACGGGCTTTGTCGATTTCAACCACACGGTCGGAGATGACCTCGATTTCACGGCCACGCACGTATGCCTTGCCCGGGGAAACCACGGTGATGAATTTGGAAGAATCACCACCTTCGGCAGCGGTCTTCCAACCATCGTTGGAACCTTCTTTCAAGTGTTCACGGAAGTTCAGGGTGAACGGGCGAACTGTGTAGTCACCAGATTCGTCATAGGTACGTCTGGCAAGCATGTTCATGATTTCGCCATACTGAGGCTTGTCGGCTACTTCTTGAAGGTAACCTTGGTCAACACGTGCCAGTAGAACGAAGTTTTCGTCATCGTCATCGTCAAGCGGCTTCTTGGACAGAACCAGATTGATGCGGTAGCGGTCGGCACCCGGGGCAGTGAAGTTCGGGGAACCCAAAGCATTGTCCAGAAGGGAGATGTCTTGGTCAGCGGTTACGATGGTCTGAACGATGTCGAATCCGATCTTGTAAGACGGGGTGGTACCGTACTTGTCCAGAACGATGGTCTGTTGAGTGACCGGAATGATGCGGCCATGGACATAGTACGATGCGTCAGCCGCACCGAACAGAGAACCAAAACCGGTCGGACTGATCAGGTCGGAATCAGGGTTGACGGTACAGTCGGGGCAGCGAACCACAGCTTCGTAGATCGGGTAGCCTTGGGAATCCAGAACTTCCAGTGTTTCACCATTGACAAACGCACGGGTTACCCCATCGATAGCGGTGTTGGTGTACTCCACGAAGATGGTAGCCGGATCGAAGTCATCCTTCGGGGATGTCTTCAGAACGTTGGCCAGAAGACCAGAAGTCTTGCCTCGAACTTGACGGCCGTCAAACAGAGATACATCGATGGCAGCGGCCGAAGGGGTCAGGTCCTTCAGACGAACATAGCGAACTTGGTTCATGAAGCGGACGGAACCGGTGCGGACCATAGAACCGAATTTCCACAGATGATCCCCAATACCTTCGATCTGGTGACCAAGGATGGTTTGCAGTTGGTTCAGTTCACGGGTCTGAATCGCACGTGATGGACGGAACAGGATTTGATAGAAGTTCTTTTCCTGATCGAAATCATCGAAATACGGTTCACGGTTGAATGTCAGTTTTGCCATTAGTATCTCTTTTTGGGTGTAGGTCTATTCCGGTATTTATGGCTTACATTCCAGCCTTGTCTTTGATCTTTTTCAGAACTTTATCAGGAACTTCGTCCACTTTGATAACCTTCGGGGCCGGATACCACCCTTTGGTGGACTTCATTTTTGCTTGTCCAGCAAGGCTACCACCGGTTGATGTAAAAACAGCGGCCTTGAATCCACCGTTCTTTTGGGGTTCCAGAAGAATTCCCCATGATTCGAAGTCACTTCCCCGTTGGTAAATCCAGTCACCAACCGACATGCCTTCGTTAAGGGCCGCAAATTCTTTGAACGATTTCATCGGGGTTCTCCTTAGAACTTCAAGACGACTTTCACGTCTTCGATCTGACCGGATGTACGCACAACCGGTGCAATGTTCTCGATGTACAGGGTGTAGCCAGACCCTTTCATCAGTTCGGACTTGCCGGATGTCTCTGAACCATCCCAGTCATCATGGTCGGGGCCGATGTAACGGGGGGCCGTAGCCAGATTTCCGTTGACATCACGGGGGTCCACGATCAGGCTGATTTGACGGAAATCATTCTCACCAGTGATCGGGAAATAGCCACCTTCTGTGTCATCGAAACGGGCGTTGAACACCACGTAGCGGGCATTCAGTTCGGTCAGGATGTTGGCACCATGGCCGTCTTTCGGGGCCAAAACGGCTTCAGCGGTAGCACCGGCACCATCACCACCGATTGTCACGTTCGGGGTGGTTTCGTATCCTTCACCTTTGACGGTTACCTGAACAGCGGTTACCACACCACCTTGAACGACAGCGGTACCTTGAGCAAGGGTACCACCGGCCGGTGGCGCATCGAATGTCACGGTAGCGGTTGTGTATCCGGAACCACCCGCAGTCACATTGACGGTTGACACGGAACCCGCACGTGCGTTTTGCTGAACGTTCCATTGCGGGGAACCATCGTCAGACAGCTTCTTCTCCACAGGCACGTGGGTAGATGTCAGGAATTGGATGGCATCAGATGCCGAAACGGTACCCATGTACTGCCATGTCAGGCCGTCAGCGGTGATGAATGGATCAACAGCCTGTCCAGTCGGCTTGGATGTGGAAGCGGTACCACCGGCATTGTCCAGACATTTGTAGATGTGGTTTTCATCTGTGTAGACGTAGAACGGGTTGGCGTATGCGAAAGACTCGACAGTCGGATCGTACTGGTCAATATCCATGCCAGAAACCCAATCGATTCGGTCGATTGCGTAGGAAACGGAGTTGGCTTCCAGTCGCTTGGCAGCCAGAAGATGTGCCAAGTCGTTGTACTTGGTTGCGTCATCGTCCAGAGGGCTATCTGGGGTCGGTTCACCGGCCCACGGATCAACCTTGCCGATGCCGACATACAGGTTGTTCTCGAAGAAGCTGGTGTTGATGGAAACTTCCACGAACAGCCATGTCACACCACCGTCAGATGCGGACCCAGACGTGTGGGTGGGTGCGATGGCACCGGAAGTTCCGGCAGTGGTTGCGATGTATTTGTAGGAACCATTGACAGCAACGTCACCGGCAGTGTATGCGGTACCGGTTTGCCAAACATCGTAGTTTGACTTGGCGAATGAGTTGATGAACTGGTTTGCCCCAAACACTCGGATGTCGTTTTTAATGATTGCTGGCATTTGTCAAATCCTGTTTTTGGTAAGGTCTCTATTAGGGTATTTATCAGGGGGTTCAAATGATTGTAATCGTTGAACTCTCCATGTATTTCATCGGTGGTTGGCAACGGCTAACCACATCATCGATGGTGTAATCTTTGAACGGTTCGATGGGGTATGGGAAGCTCGGATAGAACTTCATAACGTCCAAATCCCAAAGGGTCAGGCCCATACCACATGAGTCGTCATTTTCACGAATCAGTGTGATCTGTCGTGACTCATAAATCGGGTGATTCGGAACATCAACCTGATTCAACAGTTTGATGGTGTACGAAATACTTGCAGCCACGTTGTCCGGAAGGGTGATGTGGATGTCAAACACATTTTCCAGCAACAGTGAACCGAACAATTGCATACCGGCCGGGTGGGCAATACGCTTGACGGTCCCCAACCACTCTTGTGGGGCCACCTTGGACTGAATCACATACGAAAAGTCTTGATATAGGTAGGAATCCAAAATCCGGTCATAGTTGGATGGGAAGTCGTCTTGGTTGATGTACACCTTCGGTTCGTTGAACACACCACGAAGAATTGGAGTCAGAACGGCCCCTACTCCATCGGTGGAGTTGATGGTAACGTTTATGGTACCAACGTTCTCATAATTGATACCAGAATCGAAGACTTCCATCTCGATGATCTTACCAATTCGATCACCATTCAGTTCCAATTGCGCACCGGTACCAGCGGAGTTCTTTACGAAGCCCGGGGCCAACTTGGTGTAATCGTAACCTTGATTCAAAACTTGCACGGCAAGAATCTCGCCACCGGTATCCACTTCCTTGATCTGTGCCAAGAAACCGTATCCCTGGGAGTCCAGAAGGGGAACAGCACCGATATACTCACCAACAGCATACCCAGTGCCCGGGGCAAGAATGGTCACACTGTCGAAGCCCCCAGAGTCCAGACGCTTGATCTTGGCTTTGGCACGCTTGCCGGTAGCATCCGTGATAGTCACAGAATCGGTCAGCTTGTAGTTGGTACCACCATCGGTGACTTGAATATCATTGATGATGCCATAGATTTTCTCTTGAACAAGAAACTCATTGACAGTCAGAAGGACATCCTCACCCGGGGTGAAGAACCCCTGATATGAAGAAATGTCCATCTTGAAAATCTTCTGTTGATCGAAGAAAGTGGTTGTGAACAAGTCAATGATAGCCTTGGCACCGGATGTTACACCCTCGATTGAAGCCGAGATGTTCTCGGGGGACTCTCGAAGGATTTGTGCGATCTTGAATTCGTTGTCAGCGGTGATGTACGCATAGTCATTCGACTGGTATTGACCGGTTGAAGACTTGTGGATAAACTCACGGGGTTCTTGAATCTCGATTTCAGCATCATACAGGATGGTGAACAGGAATCGGAAGGACTGTTCCGACCCCTTGGAGATGTAGAACTCACGGATGATCTTCAGCAGTTCATCACGGCTGATCAGAATGTTTTTCGGGAAGGTGACAGCCAGTTCCTTGATGAACTGATCGATGAACTCAGGTTCAGCCAGATCGACATCAAGGTTTTTCTCAAACCCCTGAAGGAAGTACAAGGCATTACCAGACTCTTCCATCCATTCGTAATACGCTTGGACGAACGCAATGAACAGTTCGTGATCCTCACGGACGAACTCGGGTAGGTTGTACCTCAGAATTGCGGACAGTTTGTCTCTCATTAGCCTTTCTGATTCTCGTTTTCGTGGTCTTGGATTACATTGATTTGAACATCATCGATGACCACAATGTTGTTGCGCTTGGTGAAAAAGTCTGGGAATTCTGGACCAGCAAAGACTTTGAGTAGACCGTCAGTGGTGTAGAGATTTCCAATCTGAAGGCCAGACAAGCGGACTTGACCAGACGTGTAATCCACGGAACCAAATGTTTCATTGGGGTAAACCTCGAATGCTGATTTCAGATCGTTGTACCAGTAGACAACAAGGTTGCCTTGGCCGTCATCTTTGAAGTACGAACGCTTCAGACGGAACTGGAATTCATCGGATACAACGGTACCCGGAATCAGTTGATTCAGGAATTCGATGTAGTAGGTTTCCAACGCATTCAGGGCCGGGGTAAAACGCTTCTCCAAAGTGATCTCGGTGTAGCTTGTCAGAATGGACTTGTTGGCGTTTCGAACACGGCTGTTGAGTTCCACATCGGAGTAGAATCCACCAAATCGGTTCAGAACATTGGTGTTGTAGTCATCGATTGCGGCACTGGCCAGAGTTTGAATCTGACCGGTTGACACATCGGTGTTCACCGGGTTGTAACGAATCGTTACACCCAAATCCACATACAGATATTCCGGGTCAACGATTTCGATGTCCACGGTCACAATGTTGTGTTTCTTCAGGATGTTGTTGATGATGTTCTCTTTCGCTTTGGATGAAAGGGACTCACCGAACAGCGGTTTGATACAGACAAACACCTTACCGTAGGCCGGGGGATCGTTGTCTTCTCCACCCCACACGTTGATGCTGTTGATGTTGCGGTACTCAGACAACAGGATGTTCTTGTAGTCGTCCACGGTGACAGCACGGTTTTGTCTACGGTAGTGATATGGGATGTTGAAGCGTAGGTCTTCAATCCCTTCGGCTTCCATGCCCCCTTCGGCCGGGGCCACGGTTGTAATGTCAATGGTGTACGGATTACCGTTGTAAGTGTAATCACCCCCAAATGTGAACGCTTTTGCGTTGTTACCCAATTCCCCTGAAGTTGCCACGAAGGTACAACTGATCAGGTTGTTGTGTTCTACGGCCTTGCCGTACACCCCATTACCAAAGAAAACTTCGTAATAGTCATCTTCGTTCACCGATAGGAAGAAAACGGGTGTCTCTCCATCGATGTTTGCGAAATCGTTGGCCAGCTTGAATGTTGTGAATTCGGTCGATCCACGGGTATCGTACACGTTCACACGCAAGGTGTTGATGTCGATGTCTCGGTTGGTGATGACGAAACGCTGATTGGTCAGAGAATTGTCACGAATGAAACGTTCTTCCTCGAACGAACCTTCGTAGATCAGAATTTCATCAGATTCGTATTCATACACCCCGGTAGTCAGTGCGGTGTTGTAGATCACCACATCATCCACAATCACGAACTTGCGGGAGTCTGACAGGTTGTTGTTCGACAGGATGGTTGATCCACGTTCCAGAACGATCTTTCGGTCATCAGGTTCGTTCCCGGCATTGATGTTTGCGGTGAACGTAACCACAGCTTCGGAAGCCTTTTTGGACTTCGGAACGTAGTTCAGCAACTTGGCCTTTGAGACCATGGAAGATTTTTGCTGTGCTGAGTCAACGAACGCTTCGTTGGCCAGCATGTGAGCATAGAATCCCATGTAGTGGGTGTTGTAAGCCAGAAGGTCCATAAGAACCGTCAGAGAAGACCCTTCAAAGTCATAATCTGTGAATTCCGGTTTTCCACGAAGGTACTCAATCAACTGTTCACGAACAGTGTTGAAGTCAAGGTCTTGTACTTGTAGGTTGGTGTTGGCCATCAACGGACTCTCTGTAGATAGATTGTTGTCGTGATCGGATTCAACACGTTCACAACGGAGAATTCGATAATCACTTCGTATTGTGAGTTATTTATGTCTGGTTTCGCAACGATTTCAATGACATTGGCACGGGGTTCATATTGCTGGATGATGTGCTTGATTCTGTCCTGAATACCGATAGCGGTAGACGTTGAAACGTTCTCGAACAACATCTCACGGATCGATGCGCCAAAATCAGGCATGAACGGCTTTTCATACTTGTTGTACAGCACGATGTTTCGAATGGAACGCTTCACAGCATCCTCATTGGTCTTCGTTGCCACATCACCATTCAGCGGGTGTGCCATGAAGTCAAGGTCAACGTCCTTGTACAGTCTGGTTGTCTTTTTTGTTGGCATCAGGCATCTCCGATGAATACGTTGTTGCTACCTTGCATTGCTCGGGAACCACATGCCACGGGGTCCCCGATTCGGGCAGCTTGCTTACCATTGACGTAGACGTTCGGTGCCCCCTTGGCCAGAACGGAAGAGTGACAAGAATCACAACAGTGCTTTGCCCACAGATCACCTTGACGGTGTTCCGGGATTCCGTTAATATACACGTCTGGGGACCCCTGTACATTCGGACGTGGGGGATAGCAATGGTGTCCTGTACAGATCATCCCCTTGAGATGTGCGGCTGGCATTAGATGTCACACTCCTGTTCACAGAAATTTGGTAGTTGGATTCCAACGTCTTTCGGCTGTTCCGGATAGATCGGAAGCCTTACCGGACACGTAATGGGTCCATCACACACCTTGTTTCCGAACATGTCGGAAATGAAGTTGTCCAGACAGAAGTCGGGAGTTCCTTCATACAGAGTGCGGGTTACTTCAGCCTCGATTGCCACGGTTTCCACATCACATGGGCACGGGACAGCCGAAATTGGTTGCAAACCTTCCACCACTTGCGGTTCCTCACATGGAACACATACGATTGGTTGTTCGATCTCACTTAGTTGGATAGGACCTTCTGGTTCGGGTTCTTCACAAACTACGCAACTTCCATTATTTATCTGGACCAAACCAGCGAACTCTTCATTGATCTGGCAGACGGCACACAGTTCTTCGATTTCCAGCGGGGTCAGTTCCGGCAGCGGTTCAGGTTCGGGGCACGGGCAGTTGTCAATTGACAACGGATCAACTTCTTGTTCCGGGTTCAACGGACCACCAACAACTTTGACTTCGGTGTACTTCTTGCGCTCGAAATTCGGCAGACCGGCCATGTAGGCATCTCGGTCATAATCCCAGTTGTTGCGAATGCAGATTTTGAAACTTCGGTCGGCATATGTTGCCGGTGAATCCACCAATGCGGCCCGAACCGTAATCTCCCAGTCATACGATGTTGAAATTCTTGCGAAATCTCCATTTTCCGGTGAAGACTCGAAAAACGTGAACGATGGTTCATAGTTTGGTGGGGTCACACAGTCAAGTTCACCCGGAATCCCCGAAATGTACCCAGAAGAAGAGAAGTACAGACCCGGTGGAAGTTCACCACCGATCAACTGATAGAAAACCGCACTGTCACATGTAGAAGCCTTCTTGGCGAACTCGAACGGGGGCATGTACGCACCGTGGTACATCTCCAATTGCGGGAACAGGGTAAACGGGTAGTCCGTGAACTGGACTTGCATGTCATAATCCACCGGGAAGTCTGTCAGAAGACAGAAACGGTACTCACCCGGGTTTCCATCATAGTCGAACTGGTTGTAGAACTGGTTGATGAACGAAGTTCCCAGTTCGATCAGTGTGGCCCCGACAACCTTGTACAGCTTCAATTGCATGTTGATCGGCTGTAGGGTTCTTGGGAACACTCGAATCTCAAACGTCATGGTCTCGTTCTCGAACATCTCATAGCGGTAGTAGTCCGCATCGTTTGAGTTCAAAACGGTGCCACTGTACGTCTGGTTGGGTACCAGATACACAAACGGTGTGTTGTCCACATCCAACAATTTTTGGTAGCAGTTGACAGCCATTATGATCCACCCTCGGATTCAGCAAATGTGATACACTGTGCATTCAGCGGTGTGAAGTATGGAAGACCTTCCACCGGTACAGATACGTAGTAGATCACACCAAATTCGTCCGGCAGCAATGCAGCCAGATCGGGGTCACCACCATCTGTCAGCGGAACGTATTCGTTCGGTAGACATCCTTCTGGGGTGACCCACTCGACAGCCGCACCGGTCACAACAAGTTCAGCCAGTTCCATGACCTCACCACCATAACCATAAACCGGGGGTTCGTAGAACTCACCGATGATGTGAGTACCATGACGGAAGATTGCGGAGAAGTCCACGTTTGAAGCCATGGCCATATGTGCACCATGACGGGCGAACAGGGTCCACAGGGCTTGAACTGTTACGGTTGCTTGTGCATAAGACCCGTGATAGTAGTTGACGGACAGACCGTACTCACATGAAAGATCGGCTTCAGCACGTTCACCACCGTTGGCGTACCATGCCACACAGTCTGTGTTATCAGACGAAGCGAATTCCAAAATGACTTGGTTACCAACCGGGACGATGTAACCCGGGCAGAATCGGAACCAGATTTCCGGTTCGAAGTCCATGATGATTCCAGCCCCGTCCATGAACTCACGAATGAACTCCTTCCAAGACGGTTTCGGAACACCAAGGTCAACCACAAGGTTGGTGTCGTGGACGATTTCGTAGGCCAGCGGTACCAGAGTGAATTCAACTTGGCAAGAGTATCCACCCCACGCACGTATGGAATCCGGATCATCTTCCCACCACACAGCACCGGCCGCACCATCGTAGATGTCAAGCTCGAAGAAGTCACGGGTGAAACCGGTGTCAATGTGGTCTCTGCGACCACCTTCACCGTTTTCTGAGTACAGGATGTCCAACGGAACTTCACCAAATGCGGTCAGTTCCTTCTTCATGAACACTTCGGTACCGTGACCGTGGTACGCTTCGGCTTCAAAACGTGGGTTGGTCAACAGGTCAATGGCCATATGTCCATTGTTGTGGTGACTGTTGCAGACGTTCCATGGACGATCCCCGAATTCATCAAAGACGAAGTTCAGGTCAGAATCGTACTGGTTCAGGTCCCCATTGATCGGGTATTCGAAACGGATCACGTGATCTGGACCATCAAGATCGTTCGGATGATAGTGACTTGAGTAGGTCAGGTCTGTTGTGTAACAGTGGTTCAGACCACCGATTCCACCAAATCCATCATACATGGCCAGATCGTGTACGAAACGAACCTTCAGCTTCGCATGTTCACGGATGTCGGTTGTTGCCTCGAATACCTCACCACCATACGCATTGGCCAAGATGGTCGGACCCGGGGGAACTTCAAAACCAACAGCGGTCACAATCGAACGGATACCGTGGTACGAATCAATGTCCAGTGCCACGAATTCGTAGTTCAGATCGTTCAGGTTGGAAGTAGCACCGTGGTAGCAGTTGGTTTCTCCCAAGTTCACCTGAATAGCCATTTCGGCTTCGGCAAACGCACCGTGGTAGTTGAAGAAGTTGAATTCATCTTCGGTCAACGCATCAACAACCGCATAGCCACCGTGGTAGTTCGGAATCTGAAGTTCTTGTGCCGGGAAGTCCTGTAGGCCCGCATCCGCATACGCACCCGCATACGCACGTGGGAACAGTGCCTTGGTGACAGCCATGTCATCAAGAACAGCGTGTCCACCGTGGTACACATTTGGTTCGAATGTCGGGGGTGGGGTCTCGGTGAAGTCGGTATCAGCGTAGGCACCTTGGTAGTAATCCACGGAGAAGGTGGTTGAGAAGGAAAGTTGCGTTCCTTCCGCATACGCACCGTGGTATCCCTCGATGTCACGCAGACCCAAGGTAACGGCCATGGTCACATCACCGTAACCACCGTGGTAGACTCTCACATCCCCTATACCGGCCGATGGAACATCAGTGAAGTCGGTATCACCATATGCCCCGTGGTACGCCACAGGCTCAAACTGAGGCGTCAGGATGATGGTATCGACAACACCGTTGCCACCGTGGTACGCATTCGGCTCAAGCAAGGCAGCCGGGAAGCTGGTGAAGTCAAGGTCACCGTAGGAACCGTGGTACCCTTCCACGTCCTGAATGTTCGGCTCGGTAAGCATCTCGAACTCACCATTGCCACCGTGGTAGGCATTCGGCTCGAATGTCGGGGGACCGAAGGTTGCCAGATCAGCCGCACCGGTTCCACCATGGTATCCATCGATGTCATAGAAGACAACGACTGTGAACAAGGTAGCATCCGCAAAATGACCATAATAACAGTCAACATCCAGTTCAATGGATGGGAAAATGGTCAAATCAAGGTTTCCGTACCCACCGTGACGTGCGTCAGCGGAGAAGTTCTGGAACGGAGACAGAGAAGCGTCAGCGTATGCCCCATGGAAGGCAAACACCCCTTCGATTTCGATAGATTCAAGGATGTTGATGTAGCAGTTCGAACCGTGGTAGAAGACGAATTCGAACGCACCACACTCATAGATGTAATCGGGTTTGAACTCGAAGACGTGGTTCGGGTTCTCGCTGTAATCCGGGGCCGGGTTCAGGTCTTCGGAACAGATCGGGAAATCCCAATTGGTGCGCTTGTCAACATCCAGTTCAACGTCAATCTGACTGTCGTGGTGTGCAATCGGCCAGATGCCCGGGTTACATGCCTTCGGGGTGAACTCATACAGCCAATAGTGGGAACTGAATGAGAATTGTGGTAGATTGGTGTCACCAGTGTCCGGCTCAATCGGGGTTTGTAGACCCTCGAATCGTGGGGTAACTTGCGGACTGGTCGGGCACAGCCAGAAATCGTTTGAAAGAAGGTCTCTCGGTTCTGTTGTCAGGTCAGCAACGGCACACACGGAAGCCGCAATGACATAGGTGTCACAAAGGCTGAAGTAATCAGCATTCGGGGTGCCACCAACATCAAGTTGATAGTTTGTTTCCTGAATCAGCGGAGATGATGTTTCGAAGACGAAATCGTAGGGGGTGTTGCCCTCGGTTTCGATGTTGTATCGAACTTCAGTCGCACCCAAGAAGAAGTCCATTTGATGTGGATCAGGAACTTCATACTCACAGCAAACAGGAAGATCGATTCTGATTCCTGTTTGACGACCGGATGTCCACAGATCAAAGTCAAGTCTGGATTCAACGGCCAGATTGACAAGACCACATGCTTGCTCAAACTCAAAAATGGTTAGGTGATAGTCTGGCGAATCACACAGGTTCAGGTTGACATTGGTGTGTTCGGAAACGGTCAAATCAAAGTCAACAGAAGCCCCTTCCCAGAAGATGCCATCCGGGCAAAGCCAATTGAATTCGATGATGTTGTACTGAAGTTGGGAAGTGCTGTACTCACACAGCGCAAACACCCTGTCCGTGTAGGTGTAAAACTTGTAGTCCCCAATGATCCCGTGGTATGCATCAAGCGTGCCAAGGGGTTCCGGATCAGGAATACCCGGGCCACCACCCGTAGAAAACGGATAGGTGTTGGCCGGGTCCTGATTGGCACCGGTATCAAAAGGAAATATGAGATTCAGACCAGCGGGCATTTATGCGCTTCCTTGTTGAATAGGAAGGATCATTGTCCTTGCCCCTTTAGGTAATTAGGTGTGAATCGTCATACTCGGCTGGTTTTACTGGTCCATGGACACGGTAACGAGTGGTCTTGTTGTCGGGGATAAACGACAGCACGTCCACATACCGATTGGTCGGTGGTTCGTATGTGTACTCCCCGGTGATGGAATCGGATTCAACTTCCCCCATAAGATCACCGGTAAGGTGGTTGTAGAAGCGAACAGTCGCAGAAATTGGGTTACCCTGAAGCAAGGTGTATCCAGAAATGCGGTACCGGGTGGTGAACAACCAGCGATGTTGAATTTGCATTTCTTGGAGTGCGTAGTCATACCACACAACTTCTGAAAGATGCCCGTTGATGTTCAATTCACCCGGTGCCATACCCATCAAATGCAACTGGGATGGTGTATCGTTATCAACCGGTGAGAACTGTCCTTCTGAGTCAAGTTGGCCATCGATATACAGCTTCAGACGGTTACCCGTTCTGACGATGTTGATCAAGTGCCAATTGTTGTCATTCCAGTTGTTACGGTCCCCGGTGATCGGGTCCAAGTCAACGGAGTTGACGTATTGAGAAAGACTCTCATTTACTTGGATGTTACCCGGAGAATGGGCATTGTCTTTCGAGTTCAGCCAGACAACCAGACCATTCCACGGGTGATTCTCTTGAACACACGCAGCAAGAACCCCACGATTCGAGTCACCGGCCTTGAACCAGAACTCAAAGGTGTAGGTTGCTTGGTTGATGTCAAGAATGACGTTTGGTGTGCCGTATGTTCCATAGCTGTCGATAACGGCACATGCGTCAAGGTCAAACCTTACGGAACGTGCTTCAATCAGCTTTTCCGGGCCGGGTTCATGACGGTCAACCTGTCCATAGTAACGACCATCTACACCACCAACATCAGGGTATAGAGTCAGGTTGAAGATGTCTTGAAATTCATCCAAACGCCAGTAGTGCTTCGGATAATCATCCTTGATCATCTGATCGTAGTGCTTAGTTTTGCGATAGTGGTTGCTAACCTGTGAAGAGTCGAGTGCGTATGGATACACAGCCACTTGGTCAAAAATAAGCAATTCGGTGTTGAAGTCACTTGCCGGGTTTCCACCCCCGTTGCCACACAAAAGCCATGAGTCGATCACAGCGGTGTTCGGCCATGAGTCAACGTGCGTTTCGGTGTTGGTCCCCCACAGACGGCCGTTCAGGTACAGACTCATGGTAGAACGATATTCGTTCACATCGATCTGTTCAACGTTGTATGTGCATACCACATGGTTGACCTTCTCGAAGACTTTGTACTCGGGTTGGTCGGCAGCCGGTGAATCATCATGACGGACGGTCAGTCTTCGACTTGCGTTGAACATGTCGAAGTACAGATAATCAGACCCAGACCAGTTGTCGGAGACGTAAATGTTCACCATGGTCCCCTTTTTGATCAGGGGTGATACCACGTTATTGTACCATCCGGGGTTTCCGTTGTCACGAATGTTATCGGGTTTGTCCTTGTAGTACAAGAACTCAATTGAGAAAGAACCACGATTCGGGAAATCGAATGCAGTCGTGTGAATGCATTCGAAGAACGTTGCATAGTCAGACCAGTTAGTATCGTACTTCCCGTTTTGGGCAATACGAATACTGTGCTGATCGGTGACTTCCAGATCGTTCAGAGACAACTGTTCAAGCAAATAGTGATCCGTGTTGGCACTATGAATCACCAACGGATTTGCGTTGTTCAGTTCGTCAAGAATCTGGTTCCCCTCAAACCCCGCTAAGTCTTCGTCAAACGACCAAAACGCCACAGGGCCGTCAGAGAACATTGTCTCTTTCAGGCCAGCCATAGGTTACGGCCTCAGATTAACAGGTAGCTCGGGTGATACGAAGCTGTCCAGCCAGAATCTTCGGTGCACCGTCACCATTGTTCACAACCTTCGGAGTGGTCAGGTAGGCCACGAACAGAAGGTTGTTGGTGCCACCGATGTCTGAGTCGTACAGACCCGCACCGTTGATGGTACCCCAGTTTGCGGTCGGTGTTCCGAATTGGATGTCGGCTGTGTTGTTGTACTCAAGGTTCGCACCAGACGGGCCAGACCAGCCACCGGCAGCAACGCCAATACGGCCGTAGCCAGTACCGGAGTTGGAAACCTCAACACCACCGGTACCGTCAAGGCCAGCGACCGTGGTGAAAAGGGCTACGAAAATGGTGCCCGGGGCAGTCCAAGCGGTGTTGGACAGCAAGTAGTCCATCTGCTTTTGGTACAGATAGTTGGAAGTTGTTGCACTCGGCATAGTTTATCTCCTATGGTTCTTCACAAGTAGTTGTTCAGGTAGTATTTATAAGGGTTTGTTATCGGGGATCACGTGGTCCCGAATCCGACAACGCAGTTCTGTACACCACCACATCATCGATGTATCCCGGGAAACCATTCAGGTCTTGGGTAAGGTGCGCAGTTTGACCAATGGCAACACCATCAGCGTTTGAAGCCAGACCGTTGGTCAGCGTCATGTCCCCGGTGTATGACAAACGACCGTTGATGTACAGCTTTCCTACGTTACCATTTCTGGTCCACGCAACGTGGTTTGGTTTGAACGGGTGAAATCTGTCAACAGAAACGATTGTGGTTCCCCACGTAGAACCGTTGTGGAAGTTGCAGACAAGTCGGCCGTCATTGGTGGTCTTGAACTCCAAGATGCGACCAGAAGACATGATTGCTTCAACGTAGATGTACCCTGAATCGGTAGTGCTATTCTGTTGAATCCACGCTTCGATGGTCCACTGAGTTTGTCCAGCCAATGGACTTTGACCAGAAGAACCATCAAACGCACCGGCATGGTTGGCCACACCAACGTAGCAGTCGGGGTGTTCGACTGCCAAATGAAAGTCATATCCTGTTACTGGGGGAAGTGCTGGAATTGCCATATTACGGTATCAACTTTGGGTCAAGGTAATCACGGATTTTTGCGTTGTAGATCGGAACCAAATTCGAATCAAACGCAACCACGTAATATTTATGCCCCTCGGGGACCCAATAGTTGAAATCGTAGTTTCCGGAACCATCTGAAGTGGTCTCGGAGAGAAGTTCGCCAGTTGTTCGATCATACAGTCGAAGAAGTAGACCGGCACCCGGCAAGTCTTCATATGTGACAGTGCCATAGATGCCGTGTTTTACCTGATCGGCCAGCGCACCATATTCTTTGAAGAACGCACGTCCACCGGCCCCACGAATCTCATGTTTCTTGACCATGACCATCATGACTTTTCCGGGGTGTGTGCTACGCTTTTGGTAGAACTTCATGCCAGACGCAAGCATGGTAGCGATGCTGTCGGGAACTACTCGAACAGGATCACCCTTGATGTCAACGCTGGCAGTTGTTCCCAATGGACCAAGATCGGCCATGATTATACCCCAAGCGAGTTCCAATCGGCATCAATCCGAAGGATCAGTTTTCCACGGTACAGGGGAATGACGATGAATTCCTGTCCAGAAAAATCACCGGTTCCTTGGAAGGTGTCGGGGTACCAAGTGTTCGGGGCATTTCTGTGAAGAGTCTGGTGGAGACCCGGATAATAGCCTTGGATTACACCACCCACACTCAAACCAATCTTCTCAAGGAACAGTTCATTGTTGTCTGGATATGGATATGTCAAACCAGCCCACCCATATCCAAGACGTGGCCCTTCATATCCATTTGCCGGTGTTGTATCCATCCAAGGAATCCATGTACAGACTTTGTATGATGTGTAATCACCGACACCAACACCAGCCCAGTACCGTGCATGTTTTTGAAAAGTTCTTGAATCGTAACGTGGACCAACAGCATCCATTCCAGAAATCAGGCCGGAAAAATCACGTGGGGCATCACTTAAATATCCAGTAAAATCTGGATTCCAGCTTGAGAAAAACTGGTTGTATTGGAACCCGGGTATGTTGTTCTCATAGTCACCAAAACAGAAACCACCATACAAACCAGAATACGTGTTTTGGTGTGTAGAAGAAGTATCAGCCGGTAGAACCCCATTGTTGTTACTGTGCCGACCAAACCATGCGTACACAGTTCTTTCGTTTGCAACAATCACCCATGTTGAAGGATAACCATTGGTTGCCGAATTCCTTGCGTAAATGTACGACCCAAATTGGGTTGTGTTGTGTAGATGAATGATAGCCCCCATAGGGCCGACCGGGGTATTGATGTCCGGTGAATAATCTTCGGCCCCGGCAACCTGAAAACAACCGTAGTTTTCACCAATTCGTCTGGTTGAAATGCGAAGTTTGGCGTTGACGGCAAATCCAGTACCACCCTGTTGGAAAATCATCACATCAGAATCGGTAACACCATCATCAACAAGCGTCCACCCGGCACCAGCCTTCGCACCGTAACCGGTTGTAAGACACTGGCGAAAAATCGCTTGCAGTTGATTTCTTCTTGTTGAAGCGGTTGATGAATCGATAACCGGTGCCCCGGGATCATCCCACTTGTAAACTGTTGGTGCGGCCATTATAGTGTACCCTTCTTCTGTTCAAATCTGTTGTAATGCGCTTCGATGCGGGCAGACCCAAGAAGCGTGCCGTAGATGGCAAGGTCATCGATTTCCGCACGTGACTCCAAGTGCCATGAAACGTGTCCGTCAGATGTGTTACCCACGGTCAAGTCGTGGCCCGGGTAAGCCATAGTGATGTTGAAGTAGGCTTCTTCGTCACCATCCACATACAGTCTGACAACCGCACCATCATAGGTCACCATGACATGGTGCCATTTGCCGTCATTGTAGTCGGTGGTTGATGAAATCGAATTGGTGTTGTCGTTCATGTACACCACGATCTTGTTGGTGTTCATCAACGCAATCTTGATCGAACCATCGTTCCCGGCTTCATCCCATTGGGCAACCAGAACAGCATCGGATTGAGTTGTCGGACATTTGAACCCGAACTCAATAGTCCATTCATCGTTATTGGATTGGTTCAGAACATACTGATCCGTGTGAAGGTAGTTGTTACCCACAGCAGAATCGTTCAGAACCAGTGCGTTCTTCTGGATGTCGTGGGTACCATTCACCGTGAAGGTGTGACCCTCGATTTCATCCACAAGACCCTGTTGACGGTCGAACGTCCAGTACACTTCCGGGTTATCGAACTCGATGGCACCCTTCAGGGTAGCGTGATTCAACCCGATTCCTCGGAAGTAATGCTTGTAGATGTCTTCGTCTGATAGTGCGTGATCGTACACCACAGCATGCGACATGCGGCCGTGGAAGTATGCATCAGCGGCAAACAAGGATCGACCGATGAAGTTTTCGTCACGCAGAACGTTTGCCGGGGTCATACCACCGGATTCTGCAACTTTTGTACCAGAAGCCCATAGGGAACCGGTTCCGTCAGCATCGATTCTGAAGACAAAGTGTTGCCACACACCGTTCTGAATGTTCCCGGCACCGGTCAGGGTGACAGAAGGAACGAATGCGTTCAGGTTTGACGAACTGGACTCACGGGCCAGACGGATTTCATCAACACCCTCAAGGGCAGAACCCAAGTTGATGTATCGTGCCCAAAGGGAAGTTGAGTCTGTACGTGCCCACACTTCGAGTGTAACACCATCTGGGAAATTGTCAAACCCATCCGGCATGTCGATGAAAGCATTGGTGCCACCAAAGTCAATGGACTTGGAATCCACTTCCATGGCTTCCTGTGCCAGCGTGTAGTCCCCGGAGATGGTACCATTTCGGCCGTTTCCAGAGTTGTCCACAATGGTGGTGCCACTGGTGTCATCCATCGGGTAATAGACATACGGGTCCATGTCCAGAATCATGTCCTTCATGGACTGACTCAAGACTTCTTCAATGTAACGGCTATACACCGTATTTGCGTTGTATGGACCGTGTACAACCACGTGGTTGGTGGCAGCCGAATCGTATGGGAGTGCGATGATGTCCACGTCACGGTCTTCCTGATCGTTCTTGACCAGCTTGAACGTGAAGTCTCCGTCCGGTTCAGAAGCCCCGGCCGCAATCAGATGACCAGTCTTGTGGTCAACGGCCAAAAGCTGTGATTGAATCGGAACGGTGTTCAAAAGAGTCTGTCCCTTGACCACATCAGCGAATCCCTGAAATGCGAATTCGACTTTATCGGCAGCCCACGCATCATACCAATCGATTATGATTTCACGAAGGAAGCACGGTCCACCACGGAATTGCATGGCACGGTTCGAAGTACCAAAATCCTGAACGGTTGGAGTAATCTTGTACTCTTTCAGAATACCATCGACCCACACTTCCATTCTGGTACTATTTCGGACAACGGTGACCATGTGCCAGCCATCATCAGCGATAGCTTCAGGAACATAAACGGTGTAATCAGCGGAATAGTCATTCGTTGTGAACTCCAAATCACCAACGTTTCCAAACGAACGGTTGTGACTGTTCACAGCGATACCCAATCTGTAACCAGCGGCCATGGTTGTTTGGGTGTATCCACTATTGTAATGCAACCCAAACAGTTCGTACATCGAAGTTGTGTTCTGGTTTCTGATCCAGAAGTTGATGGTCAGATTGTTGGTTCCAAGCGGGTTGTTGTCGGTATTGTAATACTGAGAGATGTATCTACTTGTGTCAGCCATGTACCACGAATATGTAAATTCGTTAGGACGGTTGAACAATGGGTCTATACCAGAGTTGCCAAACCACCCGTTTTTGTAATCCCACAATGTATTAAACGTTCCATCATGTCTATATCTCCATTCGGGTGAAGAATCATCACGAAGCATTCCGTACCACATGGAATTACCAAGTCGTCTCATGAAGAAGTTGTTGAACAACATGATTCTCGGGTACTGGATGATGTTCACATGATTGTCTGTGATGTCATAATCGAAAATGGCCATATAACGGCAACGGTGCCAGTTAATGGACCCAAAATCCAAAGGATCGGTCACGTCATCACGGTAGAAGAAACGGTTGTATGCCAGCGGAACCCCGGGGGCATATCCACCAACCCCACCAGCGATGTCGCTTTCATCACTTCCAGTCCAATCGTTGTGATCATGGTGGTGAACATAGAAAGTTGTGGAATCGAACTTGTATCGGAAGATTCCCCAATTATCATATGTGGTGTTGTAAGCATCCCAATCACCATTTGCCGGGGAAAGCGACCCAAGCTGATTACCAGAACCATCTTTGGTCTGGAACCCAAACAATTCATTATTACCACCGTCCATGTAAGCCATGCGAATGCGCCAGTTGTCCGGGTTCGCACGTGACTCACCCAAATCCATCCATTCGTAGTTCCAGTGAAGATTGTTGTCGTTGTGACCAAATTCACCGGAATTGTCGATTGTTGTCTGGTGACCAACGAAAAGGAACGAAACGGTATTAGCCCAATCGAAATCCAGATCGTTGTCGATAGTGAAGTACACACCCTTCGGCATGTTTAGGGTGGTCTGGGAGTATTCCGCTGAAGGTGTCACAACATTCGGTTCAGTACCGTCTTTTGACATCAGGTATCCAACACCACCCTCAGACCCTTCGTTTGGGATTGGTCCAAAACCATCTCTCAACCAACCTTCAACAAAGTCGAACAGGTACTTCGGTGCCAGACCTTGAATTGCTTCCTTGTCGGAACGGGTCATGCGGTAAATCAACAACGGCAAATAGGTGTATTCAACAGAGTCTTGAATGGCAACATCGTTGATCCAGATGTCATCTGAGAACGGGTTGGTTGGGTCACCGATGGTGAACTGCGATAGAATCGAACCCTGAAGCGGGTTGCTATCAGACGTGGATTGCTCGATCCCGTTCAGAATGAAGCGATAGGTACCATTGGAATGGATCAGGAATGTCACCATGTTCCAATAGTCGTTGTAGATGATGTCCTTGTTGTCGTGAACAAGACTGATCTGACCGGCCGAAGATGTCTCCACCTTGGCTACAAGATTGCCAGATTCAAAACCGATCCAGAACTGAGGAACGGGGGTCCACTTTGAAATCAGCGCATGGGAACCGGCCACTTGGCTTCCATTGGTCTTGAAACAGAAGTGAATGGCGAAATCGTGGTCTGAGATTTGTGGTTGCAAGAATGCACCGTCAGCAACGATCAGATGACCGTTCTTCAGGTTGGCCGAACGGCCTGAGAAGTTGTGGTTGGTTTGGCCTTCTTCCCCAAGGGTAGCATTCGAGTTCAGAAGATCACGGGTGTACTCACCATAAACGGTGGTGTTGTCTCCCGAAGAATTCTCAAATGTCCAATGCTCAAGGGGACCGAAAAAGTCAATAAGCTGTTTGTAGTGCATTCTGTAACCTTACAGTGTGATATTGGCAACGCCACGTGGTTGAATATCCTTTCGGTTATCCACATAGCCGATCATGAAGTATTTATTGAGGCTCAGGGGATCATCCTCAAGGAAAATCATGTAGTTGCCTGAAGAATCACACTCGACATCCTCAACAATGGTGTAGAAGGTCTGATCGTACATGCGCACACGACCCTGATCACCTTGGTGAATACCGTTGATGTTCACGTTGCCGTAGAAGACTTGGTTTTCATAGACTCGGATGTCAGAAACGTTCACATATGAGAATGAATCTCGACCACTCAGTCCCCACAATGTACCTGTCGGCACATAGTTGGTGATGTGTAGTGCGGGCTTCCCATCGAATTTGACGGTCAGTGTGCCACCGGATAGGTACACCAGAACCTTGTAGTATTTGTTGCTGTAGAACTCAAACCCACGTCTCTTGAACTCGGCTTCCTGATCGATGGAAGATGGAACACCCGTGTGAGAAGCGATCTCCACGTATTGGACCTTCCACCCGGCCGCAGACATGGTGAAGTCGATTGCTTTGCCGATGCCGCTGGCATTGGTACCCAGAAGGATGCGCAGTTTGCCATTATCGATATTGGAGAAGTTCACCCATGCGGCCATGGCGAAGTTGGTCATCTGGCCGATGTCCTTTTCGATGTACTGACCAGACTCAACCTTCACGCTCGGTGATTCTTCATGGAACGAAGTGAAATCCTCGGTCACGCCAGAGTTGGTGTCGAAGTCAGTCAGGTATTGGATTCTTTCTACAGTCATCAGAAGTTGATACTCGGTCCCGGTAGGTTCAAGTCGATTCGGGGTCCACCATCCACGTAGATGCGGTTGTTACACTTCACCTTCATGGTGCCCCCGACCAATAGCTGATAGTCACCGTGGACGTATTCATCCCGGTCACCCTCAGTCTCAAGTCTGGTGTTTCCTTTGACAAGCATGTTGGCGTCACCTTCAATGGTGACAGTCAGATTGCCGGATTTGCCATCGGTACCACCCTTGATGTGTATGTATTCGTCCCCAAGGACAATTTCATACTTGTCATTCTGGATTTTGCGGACTTGTACCCCATCCGGATGATCTTCGATGAAGGTACCAGACGGATGATAGCGGTGGAAGCGTTCAGAACCTTCTGTGTCATCCCATTCCTCGATATGCCCACTCTCGGTTTCCCTTACATGGTTGAACGGGTAGCGGGCATTATAGGGGGTCTCAGGCTCGGTCCATTCACCATCGTCCAGCGACATCTTGACATCTTCGTCCAGATTATCCTTCTTGGTTTGGACAACAGTCTCTTCGATTTTCTCAGCACGGGCCAGACGGTTGGTGTCTGGTTCGTCCATGAAGTCGTCACGGGGGTATTGGCCGTTGGGATCGAAGAAGCCTTTTGACGGACGTTTGTCACCCGGGATACCACCAATGGTACCAAGGATCACAGGGTCTTGTGCGTTGTGGCCGTCACGGAAGAAACCGATGACGTGGGTGCCCTCGACAATGCCTGTCGGAGACACACCGATACCATTCATGGCACCCGACACAATAGGTTGCATCGGGTAGGCCCAGAATAGTTGTTCGGTTGGAATCAGGGCCTTGTCGTCAGTATGATACCCGAACATGCGGACACGGATGCGTCCGAGTTTCTTCGGGTCCATTCTGTCTTCAGCGACACCGATCCACCAAACGAATTGACCCATTGAAAACGAATGGGTTTCGTGTTGTTGGTTCAGCACTCTTGACAGTCTCCGGTTTTCATGATAAACTCCGCTTGCCCTTGCCGGATGATAATAAATCTATTATATCAAATATGACTTTACTTCACGTTGTCAGGGTTTTCACCGAAAATGTCGGCAGTCAGCTTGGTCTTCGGCACGTTGTCCAGAATCCACTGAAGAAGTTGCTTCTTCACTTCGCCTTCCTTGACGATAGAACCACCGGGACGTTTCAGGGTCAGGTACGTGAAGTCCTTGATCACCGGGTTGCCTTTGGTGTTCTTGATTGCCTTGCCTTCTGAATCGGTCCAGAAGACGGTGTTCTCCTTGTTGTTCAGGATCACGTAGATGCCACCGTCCAACAGATTGCGGCCAAGGGTTCCCTTGGTCACGATGTCGTACACGGTGCGGGCCGCACCCTCATGAGTCTGCAACAGGATGTCTTCAGGAACCACACGGGAACGGCCAGCGTTGCGTTCAACAGCAACACGATAGTTGGTCAGAACCCATACAAGGTTGATGTCACGGACGTTGTAACCGACAGCCAGAAGAAGGGGAATGACCTTCTCGATTGACTTGACGTTTTTGGCAGTGATGTCGAACATGATGTTCGGCAGCCGATCCGGTTTGGTGTCACGAAGAAGGTTCGTCAGGGTTTTGTTTTTGATGTCCAGATCGTCAACGAACTTGTGTAGCTTGAACACATCCTTCGGGTTGCGAAGGTTCAGGTCCTTCAGTTCTGGATGCTTCCCGGCTTCTTGTTCGGCCTTCAGGAACAGACGCTTCCATTCGTCCACGTCACGGACCTTGAACTTGTCGGATTCCATGAAGTTGGAAGCGGCAAACCCCTTTCCGGAACCACCACCACCGGCCAAGAATACGATCTGACCATACTTCTGGCCACCACCGATTTGAAGAAGTCTTTCTTCAAGGTACTCTCGGGCTTCCTCGGAGAGTACGCACATATCTTTGGAAAATTCGGATAGGGATTTCATTATTGTCTGTCCTTTAGCATCAGGTTTCTTTCACGTTCGATTTGATTGATTCGGTTTTGAATGGTGTCTCTACGGTTCAGATCGTAGTCAGACGCATGACCGGCACGCTCACGGGCATTGATACGCTCGATTTCGTCTTCGTAGCGGGTCTGTTCGGTTGACATCATTTGCATCAGAATGGTGTCGGTTGACTTCTGACCAAATGCCACCATCTCGGTACGTAGCTGATCAATTTGGGGTTGATCTTCGTACATGGTGTGAAGAGTCCATCCGGCACTACCAGCAGCAATGGTAGCCGATAGGACTGTTGCACCTATGGTAATCATTTTTTGAATACTCCACTCTTTGATGTTCATGGTTCTTCCTGTTATTTATGATGTTGTTTGGTATGGTTTTTCGAGTCTCTTTTTCGCAAGTTCCATGACAGTCTGGTACTTCCCGAAGGTCACCACGTGCTTGATGGCAGTGATCAGGTAGTCACCCTTGAAATATTCATCGTAAATCTTGTCTTCGTTCAGGTCTTGGTGGGAAGGGAGTTCGATGTAGCACTGTTTCCCAAGCCATTCCCACCCGCACACGAACCCGGGCACCTGTACGATCAAACGGTTCTCTTCCAGCTTTGTCTGGTTGGTCTTTCGACTTCCAAGCCAGTCGGTGTGTGTGTCACCCGGTGTGATACCATCCATAATGCCCGGGTGTCTCGGGTAGAATGACAGATTGGACAATTCTGCCCCCTCGAACTGGGGTCCTTTGAACGGCTTTTTCTGTGCATCGGCCTTGATGTCGTCACCATAGTGGAACGGTGTTGTGGTCACCGTCTTGTTCACGATGTCATGGGTCAGAACCGAGTTCGCATAGTAGCCGGTCTGGAAGTTGCGGACAGCATCGTGGTGAACGATGAACTCAAACGACTCCACGTTGACGAACGCATTTTCGTTCTCATTCCCGTTTGCCTCACGGATGTTCGGGTTCACCTGTCTCAGTTCCAGCCCGGAACGGTCCTTGAACATCTTTTCAATTGATCGGAATTTGAAGGAACCTATGTCCGACTGGTAGAACACGAAGTCGGCCCCACCGTTGGGAACCTTTGCAATCTTGGACAACCATTCAACGGTTGCCACCGGGGACCAGTTCGGTACGATCAGATCGTACTTAGTAGGATCGTTGTCCATTTTAGACATACCCCCACCCATGTACCCAACGGCTTCGGAAGCGATGTCTTGGGGTGCCATTCGCTTGAAAGCCTTCTGAATACGTGCCTTCTCGTTCTCGAAGAACTCTTTGGTCACACAGTGAAGGGTGTATGTGTACGTTTCTTGCTTCTCGATTTCACGATCAGAGACCTTGTACACGTAGAAGGTGAACTTCTTTCGGCCGGTACATGGTTTCGGTGCATCGGTTTCGATGACGATCTCCACCTTTGAACCCGGGGTGATGGGTAGGTTCATCACCAAGTTCTGTGAGTCTGCAAGACCGATTTGCGCAGACCAAAACGGGGTGAAGATGTCTTGGAAAATGTACGTCAGAACGGTGAACTCTGTCACATCGGTTCCGTTGATTCGAACCTCATGGAACTTCAGGTCACCGGGGTAGATTACGGGGTTTGCCATTATGCGGTCTCTCTTGACATCAGGTCTTCAAATTGGTTCACGAATTCATTCAGATACCGGGACCGTAGGATTTTGATTTCTCGTTTTTCGTCATTCTTCTCGATTTCGTACTCACGGTTGGACACAGGGAGAACATTCACGGGGTAGTTCCCGTTGATGTCGAAGTATTCTTGTGCATCCAAGGCAGCCACTTCGTCCAGACGTTTTCCGTTCTGGTCTGTGAAGTGATGTACCTTGTCTTCATTCCCGGACCCATAGCGATTGGTCATCATGGCATTGAACTTCTGGGGGTCCAGCGGCCAATCGTAGTTTGGGTCCACGATGTTGTTCATCAGAATGATGATCCAGTGGAAATAGGGGTTCCCGTAGTATTTGTGTGCCAATACCTCGGGGGTTTCACCGTCCTTGACCGTGTGGTAAAGGAACTGAGTTGTGTTTGTTGCCGGGTGGTATTTGACCAAAATCGAATTGATGATATTGGTCGCTTCTTTCCCACCATACGTAACTTTGTCGAATTTGTTGAAGAACATCAGTAGCTTGGTCCTGTTGTTGATACGTCTTCTCTGTACACCAGTTCGATTTCAGAGAACACCAGACGCAGTTCCGTTTGTGCCGGGAACCCGTTGCGCATGGATGCATAGAAGCCCGCACCTGTGTAGTTGACGTTCAGATCGGTGATGACACATCGTTTGAACTTGTTCAGCCATTTGTGGGTGTCACCCTGATACAGGTATTCGATCTGGACTTCTTTCGGGTACTCCAATTTGAATGCGTTTGGATCGGGCTTCCCCTCGGTTCCACCGGATGTTGCTGGAAGTGCGGCCCGTCTGAATTCTTGGATGATCTCGAACACCTGATCCGATTCTTCTTCGGTGTGCGGTGTGAACTTGAAAAGGTACTCGAAGTTTCTGAAGTTCAGGCCACGGAATAGCATCTTCAGATACGGGTTTCTGATCTTGGATGTGGCCAGTGCACGAAGGTCTTCCCCAGATGCGGCCGTTGAACCAGACAGCTTACCCTGAAGAAGTTTCAGGTAGCTTTGCACGTTCTCTGACGCTTGGTCCATGACATCCGATGCAATGTTCCCCAGTCCAGCCCCGTCAACCACGTTTGAACCACCGGCCCCGAAAGCCTGAGAATCCCATGACACGTTGGTCGGGTTGGATAGGGATTCTGGCATATATAACACGATGTTACGTTCAAAATTGGCCGACTGAGAATTCGGACGGCCGAAGATAGAAAACTTCACAGCCGACACAGCGGAATCATCGAAATATGAGTCCACCAAGGAATCTTCGAGTTGTCTTGGGTAGTGTAGGTCTTTTGCCATTCGAAATCAGCCCTAAATAACTGTATGTATGAGTAATTCAAAAACATTGCAAGGATTCTTCGCACCCACCAATCCAGAGAAATATGTGGGTGATGTCAACAACATAGTATTTAGGTCATCATGGGAAAGGAAACTCATGGTCCGGTGCGACACAGACCCATCGATTTTGAAGTGGGCATCTGAACCGCACCCGATACCTTACTACTCGAAGGTGAACAAGAAGTGGCGTAGGTACTTCGTTGACTTCATCATCAAGATCAAAAAGCGGGATGGAACCGTGGAGAACTTGATGATCGAAGTGAAGCCAAACAAGGAACGGAATCTACCGAAACCACCCAAACGAATGACCGGAAAGGCAAAGGCAAGGTACCTGAAAGAAATGATGACTTACCAAGTCAACCAAGACAAATGGGATGCGGCCAGAGAGTACGCACGCAAACGTGGCATGAAATTCGTGGTTGCAGATGAATATGACCTTGGGATTAAGAAGAGACCCCAATGAATATTTCTGAGAGATACCATGCCAAGAATCGGGGTGATGTTCGGTACTTTACAGGAAAGCCGTGTAAGAATGGTCATGTGGCAGAACGATACACGTCAACAGGTCGTTGTGTCGATTGCCACAAAGAGTATTATTCTGGGAATAGTCACTGGAATGACCTCAAAGCCAGCCACAAGAGAATCAACAAGGCCAAATATGCAGAACATGAAGCACACAGAAGGGCAGCCAAAAAGTTGGCAACACCAAGTTGGTATGACAAGAAAAAGTGCATCCTTGTCTATGAGGAAAGGGATCGAATGACCGAAACAACCGGAGTTCAGCACCATGTTGATCACATCTACCCACTTCAATCCGATTGGGTATGCGGTCTTCATGTGCATGAAAATCTTCAGGTTCTTACCGGTCCAGACAATGCGTCAAAGGGGAATCGATAATGCCACTATTTCGAATTTTCCCCGTAATCCAGAACAAGTTCAAGAAGATGACTGGTCAAGCCTTGAAGAAGGCCACCCAGTCGTCCATGGACTGGTTCAAGGGTAGGGTCACAGATGCCTTCGGGGGCAAGCGTGTGCGCACAGCCGGGGCTTTCAACAAGAAAGAACTCGAAGCACAACAGGCAGCCATGGCACAACAGCGTGCCAAGGAATCCAAAACGGCCCCAAGACCCACTCCCGCACGGGCACGCACGCCTGAACAGGAAGTCAGAGTAGGACAGCGTGCGCAACGATCTGGGGTGTCTCAGAACGATCCAGACGTTCGGGTTTCCAACAGACGTGCACAGATCAACAAAGCGTTGAAGTCGAACACCACCATGGATGCCGAATTCAAGCGCAACCTTCGGAACACCAATCGTCCGATGATCGGGCACATGTACTTCTACATCTATGATCCGAAGTGGAAGAAAATCCTTCCTTACTATGACGTATTCCCGTTGGTGATCCCCATCGAATACTACAACGATGGGTTCCTCGGGATGAACCTTCACTATCTGCCGTACATCATGCGTGCCAAGTTGCTGGACCATCTGTTCAGCCTCGAACATTCCCATACCGTGAACGGGAAGAAAGAGAAGTACATGGCCGTATCCTACGGTATTTTGAAAGGGTTGGCCGGTACCCCGGTTTTTGAACCAACCATCAAGCGGTATCTGTATTCCCACGTCAGATCACCGTTCGCTGAAGTTCTCTCTGACGAATGGGAGAATGCCGCATTCTTGCCGGTCGAACAGTTCCGTAAGGCCAACAAGCGTGAAGTGTGGGCAGATAGTAGAAGCTAACCGGAGAAAAGACAGTGATCTCAATGAACGAATTCATCAACAAGTTGGGGAGACAGGGGGTTGCCTCACCCAACCGCTATTGGGTGACATTCAGCATGCCATCGGGTATTCAGGGGGACAACTGGGGTGCCTTGAACCAATCCAGCTTGGCCGGGGAAATCGGCCGGGTGAACAATGAGTACAACAACGGTCCTCAATTGTCAATGAGATGCATCAACATGTCATTCCCACCACGGTCTTTGATGACGGTCGAAACCCGTCACACCGGGGTTCCGTACAAACTTCCGTACTCAGCCATGTACGATGAAGTGTCATTCACCTTCGTGGCATCTGAAGACCTTCGTGAACGCAAGTTCTTCGAAATCTGGCAAGAGACCGTCATGAACGTGGGGATGAACAGTTTGAACTTCTACAATGAGTACATCTCCACCGTGGAAATGTATCAATTGGACAAGAACAACAACATCATGTACGGGGTGAAACTGGATGAAGCATACCCCATAAATATCGGTGCGGTGGACTATTCCTATGGTAGCCAAAACGAATTCGTTTCGGTAACCGTGAGTTTAGCCTACAGACGATGGAGAAACATAGCCTTTTGATTTTGGAGTGAAATAACATGAGTCTACCAACAATTGAAACCCCGAAGTACACCTTGACGGTGCCGTCTACGGGAAAACAACTGAAGTATCGACCGTTCGTGGTACGTGAACAGAAATTGATGCTTCAGGCAATCGAAATGAAGGATGAAGGGCAGTTGAACAACGCTGTTGAAGACGTGATTCGACAGTGTACCTTTGATGCCTTCGACATCGATTCCAGCCCGGTCTACGATGTTGAATACGTCATGCTGAACGTGCGGGCGAAGTCCTCGGGGGAACTGGTGAACATGTTCTACCGATGCAACGCTGAAATCAGCGAAGACAAGCCGGTGGGTATGGCAACCAAGTGTGGTACCAAAATCCCGGTTCAGATTCCGCTGAACGATGTTCAGGTCTTCCGGCCGGAAGGGCATGAATACAAGATCATGTTGACCGACAACATCGGTGTGACCATGCGTGATCTTCCGTATGGGGTGTACAAGACCCAATCGGCCAAGAACCTGTTGGAGAAGGGGCTTGATGTGATTTCTTCGTGTATCGTGAACGTGTTCGACACCGACAGGGTTCACACCCCGGGCAAGGATTTCACCCCGGATGAACTGGAAGTGTTTTTGGGCAACCTTCATGAGGATAACCTGAAGAAGCTCGAAACCTTCATTGACACCATGCCCCGTTTGGAAATGGTGTTGCCGCTGAAGTGCCCGAAGTGTGGCAATGAAGACAAGATCACGTTGACCGGATTGAATGATTTTTTAGCGTGATGTTTGGTGATGGGGAGTTGATGTCCTTGTATCGGACCAACTTCTTGATGATGCACAATTTTGGTTATCGACTCGAAGACTTGGAAGGGGTGGTTCCCTTCGAACGTGAGATTTACACTCTCATGTTGATAGATCACCTGAACAAAGAACAAGAACGGATGAACAAAGGCCAGTAAAATGCCAATAGACAACAAAGGTGGATTCGGACAAATCGTTGATGCGATTCGTGATAAAGCGACCGCAAAAGAGACAAATCGTCTGTTGGATTCGATCAATCGACAGATGAAAGACGATGCGTTCGATGTCACCAAGGCTGTTCACAAGATCGAACGAAAGATCAGCAATCGCATTGCCGATCTGGAAGCGCAGCAAGAAGCGGCCTACATCCGTGGACAAACCGACACCCGGGATGTCCAAAATCCCTTTGAGTCAAACGAAGTCACCAAACTCTACGTGGATTCCCTGAAAGATGTGGTCTCGGATGTGCACCGAATGACCCGGGATGAATTGAAGGCCAACATCACCAGAATGCAAGCGTTGACTGAACAGATCATCAACGATGATGAACTTCAGGAACGTGATTTCCTTCTGGAACAGTATGGCAAGTCCTTGAAGTTCATGCAACGTGAACATGAGAAGCGTTCCAACCTTCTGACCCGTGGTATGAACAAGATGGGGGAACTGACCGAACAGTACCTTGACATCCAATCACTGGCAGCGGGCTTCTTTGACAACAACCCGATTGCCATGGGTCTGTTTAAGGTCGGTGCCGATGCCGTCCGTTCGTATCGTGGCCGTAAGCAAATGGAACGCAAGATGGTTGCGGAAGACCTTCGCAGACAGAACTACGCCAAGGTCATCGAAGAAGATCGAAAGAAGGATCAGGACCTTGCTGCCAAACGTCAAGAAGAAATTGACAAGGCCAACATGGAAGCGGCCCAGAGTTTCGACAGCGAAGAGATGCAAGAAGCATTCCAAGAAGGTCTCCAAGAAGGCATTCAGGCTGGTATTGCCGAAGCGTTTGCCGGTGGGTTCGCATTCCCTGAAGACGAATACTCGGATACCGGTGATGCCCCGCTGTCGGCCGATGATCTGGCAGACATCTTCGGTGTAACCGGTGGTGCGTCAGCATCATTCGTTCGTGATCATGATGCCGAGATGGAAGAACAACGTCAAGAAGCCATGGCCAGCATGAGACGTTCGGCCGAAGTCCTTGAGGAAGCCATCGATCCAAGTTCACGTGTGGACGATCTCGAATCCAAGACCATGGAGAACTTTGAGAGAATCCGTGGCCGTGATGATGAACGTGAAGATGATGAACGTCATGCTGAACGTGTCCAGTGGCAAGAAGAAGTCCTTGAGAAGTTCGACACCATGATCGGCCACCTTGAGAAAATGGACAAGTCCTTCACCAAGATCGGCAAAGCCGGTGGATTTGGTGGGGGTGGTGATGGTGGCATGTTTGATGAAGTGGTCGGTGGTGTTGCCGGGGCCGCTGGTGCCGGTATTCTTGGGAAGATGGCCGGGAAGTTCAAGAAGCCAGCTTCGGCCCTTCTGAAGTTTGCCAAACCGGCTGTAACCGGTGCGGCCGGTCTTGCTGGTATGGTTGGCATGTCCAAGATGGGTGACAAGTTGACTGGCAGCTTCACCAAGCTACAGGAAAAGGTTGCCCCGGCAGCTACAGAAGCGGCAGCGAAAGCAACCGGTGGTGTTGCCAAGTCTGCTACCAAGTCGGCTGGTAAAGGTATCGGCAAGTCCCTGTTGAAGAAGATTCCAGTCATTGGTCTGTTGGCCGGTGGCGCATTCGCTATTTCCCGTTTGCTTGAGGGTGATTATGCCGGTGCCGGTGCGGAACTTGCATCCGGTGCGGTATCCCTTGTCCCGGGTGCGGGTACAGCCGTGTCCGCTGGTATCGATGCGGCCCTTCTGGCACGTGACATTACCAAGGATGACGTGAAGAAGGAACAGGAACAGGCAATGGCCGGTGTTGACAAGCGAATCTCCAATGTGAACAAGGAAGCTCGGGAAGGTCCGGCATGGTATGACTTCTGGTCAGATGAAGCGAAGCCGGTTGCATACACTGATACCGGTGCCCCGATCTACGAAGGTGAGAATTACACTGGTGACATCCTTACAGATGCGGCTGGAAAGCCGTGGACGGAAGAATCGGGTGGGAAACCGGCTGGCCGTGGTACCATGGGTGGACCGACTGTCGATCAGGCAAAAGACAATGCCGGTGTTCTAACCGGGTCTGGATTTGATCGTCTGCGCAATGAGATTGCCGAAGGTGAAGGTACCAGCGATGCGAAGGCACGCAAACATGGTTTTGAATCCGGGTACGATGTTCCCTACGGATATGGTCAGTACGCAATGCCAGACAAGCCATTGTCACAGATGACCGTGGCCGAAGTCAAGGCATTCCAAAAGAAACAGATTGCAGCCACCAAGGGAACCATCCCGGGCACACGCATGGGTACGGGTGCGGTAGGTAAGTATCAGGTTACTCAGGGAACCCTTGCTGAACAACAGAAGAAACTTGGGTTCTCGGATGATGCGTTGTTCGATTCCACCCTTCAGGAACAGATCGGTGATTCCCTGTTGATGAAACGTGGTCTTGCCAAGTTCCAACGTGGGGAGATGTCGGAAGCACAGTTCCAGCGTGAATTGTCACGTGAGTGGGCATCTGTTGCAGACCCACGAAGTGGTCGATCTGCTTATGGACAGGCCACAGGAACATCCAGTGATGAAATTCGTGAAGCGATGCGTGCGGCCAAGTTGGAAAGTCCGGATGAAACCCCGGGCAAGATTCAAACGGCAGCGTTGGAACGTTCTATTGTTGGGTACAATGATGCCAAAGCTATGGCCAACAAGCCACAGGCACCGGTCCAGCTACCACCGCAGAAAAGTCATTCATTGGCACAACAGTCAGCAAGCACTGGTCGTTCAACCGGTGGTGGTCAGAAGTCAGCCAGAAATGGAGACTCAACCTTGCAGCGAGTGACCGACCGATTCATTACCCACGGTCTGGCGTAACTGACGTTCTTGTAGGTCCTTCACCATCAGCCGGGTAAGGTACTCGGTTCGATTGGTGTAGTTGTCTACAGCGATTTCGTCAATCTGTTCTATCAGACCAGTGTCGAATCGGAAAGAGTATAGTTTTTTGTTGCTCATATCACCAAAAAAGGGAACCCGGTCTCCCGGGTCCCCCTTCTCCTAAGTTGCGGATTTATCAGTCTTCATCCAAGAGACCTTGGAAGTAGGCCATGTCATCCCCATCTTCTTCACCGCTGTCGTTGGATTCGGCCGGTTCTTCAGCTTCTTCCTTCTTTGCGGGTTTGGTGCGTCTGCCAGACGTGCGTGCGGGCTTGTCGTCATCGTCATTGACCTTGCGATCACGGGTACCACCGGCCGCTTCATCGTCATCGTCTTCGATGGATGAACGGGTCGGGGCCTTGCCGTTGATGATGCGTTCGTACTCAGCCTTCAGCTTGTCGTAGTCCTTGAACTTGTCTTCCTTCAGGTAGGAACTCAGTTCATGCATCTGGCCGAGAATGGCTTCGATCTCTTCGTCATCATCAGCGATGGCAGACGGAGATTCGAATTCAGAACGGTCGTAGTTCACGTAACCGTCTTTCTTCATGACCTTCAGCTTGAAATTCGCACCTTCCCAAGGGCAGAACGGGTCCATGGATTCTTCATCTTCGAACTCCGGGAACATCGGGGCAACCAGCTTTTCATGAATCTTGGCACCGTACCGGAAGATGAAGACCTTGCCTTCGTTCTCCGGGTTGGCCGGGTCCTTGACCACAAGGATGTTGCTGTAGTAGTTTTTGCCACCCTTGCGTTCAGTGTAACGCTTGCGTGCGGGATGTTCACGGGGCAAATCCCAACCACCGGCAGCTTCGACCGCTTCTTTCTCGGCCTCACAGACCGGGCAGTCTTTACCAATGGTGCGGGGACATTCGTTGATGAACCACTTGCCGTTGACCTTGAAACCGTGTTTGTACAGCAGTGCCCACGGTTCGATGTCTTCAGGACTGGCATCGGGACCGGCCGCTTTGATGTCGGCCTCGGATGGGGGAAGGAATCGGATTACCGCAAATCCGTTTGACGCCTTGTCACGGGTCAGCTTCCACTCTCGGGGATCATCGTGACTGGAACCACCCTTCTGGGAGTCCTTCTCGATTTTCTCACGGAGTTTTGCGGAACGATTCTTTCGGTTTTTCTTCATGGAACTGAAATATGACATAGATGATTTTCTCCATTGTTGTGCCTAAGTGGGATTTCCCCTAAAATGAGGCTAAGGTTTCAGAGTATAGTGTCGTGTGAAACACTATCTGTATATAGTATGGTATTTCTTCTTCGCTGTCAAGTATTCTTTTCGGGCTTCTTCTAACGTATCGTAATACCCAAGTGATTTGGATTTCCCATCAACCATGATCATTGCTTGAAATTTTTTGGCATGTTCTCTCCAATATGCACCAACCGCTTCAACATTTTGCATGTTTTCGTGTGGGGTGCAATGTCGAAGATTCTCATATCTGTTATCATCTCTGATTCCATTTATATGATCTATTACATGCCCATCTTCGATAGTGTTTCCAAAAAATAACCACACCAATCTGTGTTCAGGAATTTTTTTACCAAACAGAGAAATAATTCTATATCCAGATGGTTTGTTTAGATGTCCAGCACGATCCCCTACACGAACACGTGAACGAATGCCCGGTCTCTCTTTCCAAAAGAAAGACCCATTGTCGTATCTGAGGTATTTTTTAGCCGATTGCAGATCGAAGGACATTAGCAAGATTTCCTATATCATCAATACGAATAAACCCCTTCAATTTAGTCAAGCGAAGTTTGTTGTCATCCCACGATGGGTGGACATTTTCTTTGTCTAAAAATCCAGTCAGCTTGTGAACGATGTACACCGTCTCAGGGCAAATAAGGTCCTTGTTCTCAAGTTGGATGATGGGTGGAAGGTTACCATTGTGCCCCACCAGAACGTCCCTGAAGCTCATACCGGTCTCTTCCATGAAGTCGGCAATGGTGGTCACATCCGTCTTGAAAGTCTTTGTCAGGGCTTGTACACGCTTCTCACGTGCCAAAAACTCTTGGTGATACTTGTCTTCAAGCAATTCCCCACACCAAACGTCCCCATTGCCATCACGACAGTAGACGGCAACAAGAAAAGCCTTCAGGTCTTGTTTGTATTTCGTGGAGAGTGCGTACAGAAACTTCTTGAAGTTCTTCTTCTCGAAGGATTCACGGGAAGCCTTCACTTTCCCATTGTATTTGATGAAGTCGTACTTGCTTGTGAAATGGCGTTTCATAGCCATCCACATCACATAAGCATCATAAGCATCTGGCAGCATTTACAGGTCCAGTTGATTCAGTTTGAACCCCCGGACGTAGCGGTTGCGGATTGACGCCACCTTGATGTCTTCACGAAGGCCATTGTCAAGTAGTGGAATGACATCTTCCATGTCACATTCATGCCGTGAGCAAAATTCAACCACCGCTTCGAACACGTCAAGGTCTTCATCTCGACACATCCGATGTATTTCGGTGGCGAATTTCTCTTTGGAAGTCACTTCAACCTCACGCATACGTCACACCACGTCTTTCGAGTTCCGCACGTGCACGCACACGATCTTTCCCACGGCCACCGGGCTTGGCGTAACGCTGAAGGTCTTCATCAGACATCAGACGTGCGGCCTTACCGGCTTTGCGACCACCGATCTTGTTCGCCTGTGATGTGCGGGTGCGCTTGGTGGCACCATCAGCGGTCTTTGTCACTTTCCAATCTTTTGGCATTGTTTCATCCTCACGTTGTTTGGGGTGTGTGACCAGAATCGAACTGGCATCTACCTGAGTCACAGTCAGGGGCATTACTCCAATTATGCTACACACACCATAGAATCAGTACAAGTCCTTTCTTGCCCCGGCATCGGCCGCATAGGATGCAGCGAACGCTTGAGGCTTGATCAGCGGTTGTATGCCGGTCACACCCAAGATGTAACCAACGGCTTGCTTCACCACAGCAGAAGAAGCGTGTTCTTCCTTCGGGTTCACGTCAAGGTGAATTTCGACATTGCGGTCTTCGAATAGTTCACCGAAGGCAAGGTAGCATTCAGCAACCTTGTACACTTCGTTCATCAGACGAAGACGGGGCTTGTCTTCCTTGTCGTCATGGTCTGGTTCATGTTCGATGTATCCGAAGACTTTGCAACCATGACGGTCCTCAATGTGGACAACCAAAACTGTAGCATATCTTGCATACCAGCGTCCACCTTTTTTGTACTTCACTGAGTCACAGCCAAGGTAGATCGAACCCGGTGTTTCGATCAGGTAGTCCATGATTTCTTCTTTCTGCTTTTCGGTAAACACAGGAACCCCCTTTACTTCATTGACCGTTCTCCCTGAATGGTCCATCGACCCGGATAGCGATCTTTTTCACATGATTGGCTTCCGGAAGATCGGGGATTTGCCCGTTCATCTTTCGGTAGCCTTCGTAATCGTGGTCGATCCGGCTGTCAACCGTGTTGGCCGGTTCATCGACTTCCAAATGTGCCCAGTACGTACCATCGGTACAGCGGGTCACTTCAACATGTCCCCCGGGGAATCGGATCACCCCGGTTGACGGTTCCGGAGACTTTGGGTCTCCACGGAACGTGATCGTCACACCATCTTGACTGTGTGTTACCTTTGCCCTTGCCATTATGAACCCCTCACTCGTTCAAGAATCTTCTCAAGGGCTATGGTGGTAGCGTTGTTCACACTGCCGTTGAACCCTTTGTTCACTGTTCCACGCAAATACGATATGGCATCGTCCTTGCGCATCTTGGCAATCTTCTCTTCAACCTTCTGAATGAAGGTACCGTTTGCACGCATAGTTATACTCCCATCACTTCACAATGAGAGTATAACATACGTATATACGTGTGTCAAATTGGTGGTAGGTGTGAGATTCGAACTCACGGAACCCGTTAGGGTCCACACGCTTTCCAAGCGTGCGCAATCGACCACTCTGCCAACCTACCCGTAAATCGATCCGAAGACTTCGTTCTGGTACTGTTCTTTGGACATACACATCCGCATCGACTTGATGTCGGCAATAGTCCGGTTCATGAACATGTTGAACGGAGAATATGATTCGTGCTTTCCACCATTCATTTCGATGGCATCCAGCAACTTGTCAACCCGTTCACCCATCATCCAGAGAACGATGTCTTTCTGTGTTCGCTGATATTTAGGGGTACCACAGTAGTACCCTTGTGGGTTGAGAACCAACCGATCCCCAACGAAATCAACTTCATCGGCAAACACCCGTGGCCGGTCTTCGAAGTGAACCATACCACGTCTCAGTTGAGTGAAATGGTCTTCATCACGAAGGAACACGATGTTCTTGTGTTTGGCCGTCATGTGCAACTTCGGCTTCAGTCGGGAGTTCAACATGTCCCGAAAGTAGTGTTCGCTGTGAGTCTGGACGTATGCCACATTTCCGGCCGACACGTGGGCCAGAATGGCATCGATCATCCGCTTGGTCTTGCCGGATTGTCGGGGGCTAATTTCCAGATACATTCTCTTCACCCCCGAACCACATTTTGAGTACCGTATTACGATCCATCTGGACCATGCGGCATTCTTCGTTCTTGAGACCCAATGAAGGGGCCACGGTCGATGTGAAGTGTGTCAGGGCATCGAAGATGTCACCAACGTGTGCCATGTGATCCAGACCAACGATGCTGTCCGGATAATTTGAACCATCGTGCCAGAACACGATGAAGTGTTGGAAGTCACCGATCATAATGTACTCCTAAAATGGCAGCCCCGTCAGGGTTCGAACCTGAAATGTCTGAGTCAAAGTCAGATGTGTTGCCAGCTTACACCACAGGGCTATTGTTGTCTATTGACGGTTTGGATTTTGAAAGCGTCCGTGAAACGTTGATACCTCGATACCGACCGTTTTCCAGAGTTTCACTTCACCACTAAGGGGTTCGTCTGGGAAATTTGCGGCATGTTCTTTGATCGCTGATTCGAGTCTATCAACCTTCTTTATCAGTGCGGCAATATGGTTTGCCTGAGACTGAATTGTTGCGGCATCTCGATATGATCCCACTTCAAGATCAAGTTTCTTGTTGCTGATTTCATCAACCAACTTGAAAAGCCTATCACGGTCGATCACCGGTTCTAACTTTCCGTTTTCACACATTATCCTCACCAGTCATGTTGAAATTCGTGGGGGTTGCGCTGATCTCTTCACAGCCTTGGATAAGCCGTTCCGGAACAGGGTGGAGAAAACCCCCCAAAACTATGTTGTCCACCTTTATTGGGATTCACCTTCACGTGCGTACTCCATGCGCTTTTTGAGTACGATCCACCACGATCCGTCAGTTCCAATTTGGCACACCGGTAGGGACTCGAACCCCAATTAACGGTTTTGGAGACCGCTGTGTTGCCTTTACACCACCGATGCATTGTACTTTTGGGCAATCTCAACAAGGTACTCGGCCTTCATTCGTTCATGCCCCGTGGCCGGGAGATGCATGCCTGTCGCACCATCCCAACCTTCAAATTCTTTGTCGTAGCAGTTGATCTTGCAGCAATCAGGGTGTTCCTGTTGCAGATGCGTCAATTCATCTGCCCATTTCTGCCAAGTATCGTCTGAAACGATGTTGTTGTCAAGTCTGTAGTATATGTAGCTGTGATACACCATCTGAAGGCGTCTGCGCTTGATCAGGGCCTTGATGGCATTCTTATCGACCACGGGACCTTCTTGTGGTACATCTTCGAACCAATCTTCCAGACTCATATCAACCTCAATAATTGGCGGTAGGGGTGGGATTCGAACCCACGGGACCGGTTAGGGTCCACACCGGTTAGCAACCGGGCACCTTAGACCACTCAGACACCCTACCCTATTCTATCGGTTTCGTCCAGACCATTGCCCACAGGTCTTCGATTGCATTGAACACTTCTCTGCGATTCTCCCACAAAACCACGGCTGGTACAAGCCACCATGCCACGAAGAGAAGCAACAAGACGGATACTGGTCTCAGTGCCCACCGATTCTTCTGAAAGAACGGCTTCAGGTCTCTCAGGTAGACTTTACGCATGCTTGTACTTCCCCCAACCCTTCGCACGTTCCAGTTCGTCAACGTCCCGAAGGTACTGTTCATAGTCCGGAATCTGGATTCCTTCGGCTTGAAGGTCTGTCCAGTTCATCTTGGTCCATTCCACCTTGAAGAACTTCTCATTGAAGTATTTCTTCTGTTTCATGTTCCGACCGATCCGGGATTCCTTGATGGTCTTCCCGAAACACCATAGCATACCGGTAAGGTTCCGGTTGATGCTGAAAAACATGAACGGGACATCCCCGTCAAGGAACTTCTCTTTGCGTGTGGGAACGTGAAGGTATGGTCCCCACCGTTCTTCCATGTATTCGTGATCAGTCCACGAAACCCGAACTTCAACTTCAGCTTCGGCAATCAGGATGTCGGTACCCGGTTTGAACACCTGTAGATCGATGTCATAGTCGTCCGGGTGCGGACGTACATCAGCACCTTGGTTCGACAAGAACGTGGCTACAAGGTCACGTCCGGGTTTGTCGGTTACCGAATGGATGTCACCTTCGAATGGTTTATGGAAGCGTTCACTCAAGTCCGGGGTCCTGTAATGCTTGTTCGATGATCGACTGTAGCACGATCAGGAATTCCCTGTCAACTTCCATGCTGGACCACTGGTACCCGTTCCGACATGTACCCAACCGGGCACCGTACTTGTCACGTTCGTAGCTGGCCTTGCGTAGGCCATCCGAGTGGTTGTGCTTGATCTCATGTAGTGGCAGTGGCATGATATATTCCTATATCCGATAAACGGTCATTATACGCAATTGCGGATAAGTCGTCAAAATGTGCGCTTTATAGCACATAAACCGGCTTAATGCGTCATATATGTCACATTACGTTTCGGCAAGAATCTGTTCAATGATCTTCCGGGCAGCAAGGTTGCACGCTGGCGAATGGTACCGGGGTTCCTGTCGTTCGTAGTTCACGATCAGGTCGGCCTTCCATTCGAGGCTGGTACCGGTTTCGTCTGGTCCGTCCCCCCGGGCCTTGCGCACCCGTGCGAGTCTCCACGCTTCCTTCCATTCGGCCCGGGTACCGTTGTAGGTACCCAGTCCCGGCTTGCGTCTACGTTCAAGCATCGTCCGGCCTTGTTGCGGCTTCCTGTCCAGTTGGTAACAGGGGTAGTTTCAGTTGATAGTAATCGAAGAATCGATTGATAGCCAATGCGAATTGAAATACTTCAATATCGTTGGTCAGGGTGAACGTTCCATTCATTTGACTGATCGTGAACCCATCAAAGTCACCACCTTCGTAGATGGTCAATGATGGACTTTTACTCGTTCCCCTTTTCTGAAATTCGATGAAGATGTCACCCTGTTCAGTCTGCCACATATTCGACCAATCAAATCCAATCCTGTGACGGAAACTACATTCTGATTCGATGTCTTCATCATCACCAACCGGGGGAGACCGGTCGGCAGCGTATTCCATAAAGTCGTCCAAGAAGTCCATCAATTCTTCAGCATCGTTGAAACACACGTAGTTTGATTCAACTTCGATGGATACTTCCCCGGCTTCATTGTCAACGATGTAGATTTTACCATCGTCACCATCATCCCACTCTGTGTAGATGTTCATCTCACTCCACCCGGTCGAAGATTTTGACGGCAGCGGCAAAGCGGTCACCACCCAACTTCTCGATGGCCTCACCAAAGCGGCTGTCAGACGTTGCAGCGAGATTTCCACCGAACATGACCCATGCGTTGGTCTCAAGAAGATCGACCGGCACAAGGCGAATGGTGTCGTATGGACCCACAACCAGCTTGGCAGCCGGTGCATCCTCAGAAGGATCGAAGGGACCGTCAGCATTGACCACGGTCAGATTGTTGACTCGGGAAGACACACCACCGTTGGTGCAATCCCCAAGGCTACTGCGATAAACCGAAACTCGAAGACCCATGATTTTTTCCTCACTCAGTTGTCTCAACCCACAACCATAGTATCGGACATTTTCAGGAAAAGTGCAACATTTTTCTGAAATTGAATCGTTTGATTCATGTCGGGTTGGCGAACACTGTTCTTTGATTTGGCTACTGTTTTTATCCACTCCACCCGTGGGCGAGCATGCCAAAACCCATTACCGGAATTCCTCGACCCTAAATTGGCGGAAGGACGGTGGATTCGAACCCCGACATCCACTCACGTGGACCGACTGTTTTCAAGACAGTTGCCGCTACCCAGAATCTTTCGGCTAACCCTTCCTTATCTTGTGCGACCGTTGCCATTATTCAACGATCTGAAATTTTTTGTCAGACTGTGACAGTTTGGACACAACAATTCAAGATTGTCTTCGTGGTTATGAGTGTGGATACCATCAATGTGGTTGATTTCAAGTGGTATCAACCCGGTCACCCGATTTGTTTCAGACCAACCGCACTTACAACACTTTGAATCGTATTTCTCAAACATGTACTTTCGGATGTGATTGGATATAGAAGTTTTCCCCTTCATTCCAGTCTCTTTTCCTAATTTCCATCTACCAATATATTCTTCGTACACCTTCTTTCTATGCCTTTCCTTCCCACGTTCCCGAGCATGAGAATGATCGTCAAGATGTTCTTGGCAGTATGAATTATTCGACCTTTTCAAGTCAGATGGTCTTCTATACAGTGGCTTTCCACATGTTACACATTTGGTGTTTGGTTTTCTCATATCACCATGGTATCACAACGAAAGGTAATATTCAAATCTGGTGTCCCCGGGTGGGATCGAACCACCTTTTCCGGAATTTCAACCCGGCACATTGACCAACAATGTTACAGAGACAGAATTGGCGACCCGGAAGGGATTCGAACCCTCATCAGCCACATCGACAGTGTGGTGTCCTACCGTTAGACTACCGAGCCTTAAACTTCCATGGATTTGCGTCTCCATGAGAACGGGTGCGTCTTGCTACTGTACTTGTGCGACACTGGGAGTGCCCCGATGTCTGTAGCAATGCGCTTCCAACGATGCGAATGTTCGTTTTCGTCATCGTGTGGTGCCAATGCGTGTGCGATCTCATGTAGGATCGTGTCACGCACGTGGTCTTCAGTTTCGCCTTCCAACATTGGCTTTGAAAGCCTTATCACGTACTTCTCGACATCACAGTCGGCATAGTGCGTATCTTCTTGAAAGAACTCAAATTTCCATGACGGACCAAGATATAAATTCATCAACTTCAATGCCACTTGTCGGGCACGTCTATGATGCATACTGGATTCCTTTTGGTGGGTTGATCCAATATGTAGGAATTGGTGGATGTGGTTGGAATCGAACCAACAGGCCCAAAGGGCACGTTCAATGCGGGTTATGCAGCCAAGGCTACCCCGTAAAAGTCATCGTTTGCGATTACTTTAGTTCGTGAGAGTTACGGTCTCTTGCTTCACCGAGTGGTCAACCTATTGTCCTTTCCCTGTCGAATGCCTGTGTCGTCCCCATCAAGAACACTCTAAGCGGACGGCCCACCTAAAGGGCCTTTGTCCTTGGGGTATGCACACCCCCAAGTAGTCCGGTGCATCTCAAAGCGTTCTTGGTGGAGACGGGGAGATTCGAACTCCCGTCCAGAAAAGCTATCGTCAGCTTCATACCACCATAATTGGTATGTTGGGTACTACTAACGGAATCTCACCGCAATTCGATCCAACATCGGGACCCACTTCGTGGGGCACCGGCATTTCTGCACCGTTGTATGTATGCTACCATCCTTGGTATCGGTTTGTCAACCCCAGATTGCGTATCCGGCAATCAGAAGCGGTACCATCACCAAAAGCCACAGCCGGAAGCCGTTGGCCATACCGATGGTCCCTTCACCTTCTTCGTTGATCAGGTACCAATCCAGAAATTTGTTCACGTACTTCATGGTTACTCCCCGTCACCGTGGGTCATTCCAATCAGGCTACCAATGCCGTATGCGATCAGGAAG